ATTTCTGTTAACTAATCGTGAACGAGAGGTCTTCGAGCTTCTCGTGCAGGATAAAACGACGCGCGACATTGCCGGGCAACTGTTTATTAGTGAGAAAACCGTCCGTAATCACATTTCTAACGTCATGTATTTTGAAACACACAAACGAAATTCGCTTTAATTTCAAGGAAAAAATTGAGAAAAAAATGCGAAATCATTGTGAGTCACAGCGTTTTTAACGTGATAATCTTGTACCATGGAGAATCGAGAGAGGACACCACAGGGGCGTGAACGCCCTGGTTATTCGCCGGGCATCAGCCGGCAACCCGGCACACAATTTGAATGGTGAAAGCTCCAATCAGGATCTCCATCAAGGCTCACCCCGCATATGTACCGAATCGCAGTATATTGTGTGCAAACAAAACCTGCATTTGGCGGTGTAGGGTGTCCCATTTCTTCAGGTAGCGCCTTGGCGGTGGCGCAGTATAAATAACCGCCTCATCATGCGGGTATGGTCTGAGGGTTGGGCCGCAGCTTTCCAAGATGCTAATGTGGGTTTTAGTCCTACTGCTTGCTTTAGATTTTGATGGTGTCATGATGTCATTTTTATCAAATACGAATTTCTGTATGGATAAGGTTACCTAGATTTGGTATTATGAAGTTGCTACAGATTTCTCGAAGTGTTGGATGCACCTCAAATTAAAGGCAGGTTTCGTGAGGGGATTGTACTGCGGCGATCTGTGAAGAATTTGACAAACCGGATAAACAGCGAGCCATATACTATATGTCCGTTAGTTTTTTCGGCTTGAAGAATCTTTTTTGAATTATATGTCGCGACAGGCATTGAAATGGAATGCAAACCATGAACCTCCGAAAAGGGAAAGGACCTGATTGAAACAGCCGCAATCTGTTTCTCTCGGTCCTTTTTCTTGTTACGACAATTATGCAAATCTCAAGTCGTGCCATGGTCTAACTCCAGCGCTGAAATAGTATGTATCAGCCCAATAATCTAACCTAATTGATACAAGGCAGGTATATCAAGAAGGCTTGAAGCAAACCAGTCCAAAGGAGACATCTAAAGACATGCACTCTTCCGCGTAATGCACCCTGAAACTATGTTGTGTTATTCTTTGAAGAATTTAATGATGTCGAGAGCCAAGGCAGCTAGGCCAAGGATCACTGCTACGATCTCGTAAGTAGTCAAATGTACCTCCTTCCGGCTGTACTATTGACGCCTTCTGGCACCTAGGGAAATTATACCAACTAAAATTGATTATGAATAGTTAAACATCACGAAATAATGGGAAATGCAGGAATTTGGCTCTTGGTGTCGAAATATGATGCTGGGAGGTGATGAAAAATGTCAAAGTCGCATGAGGAAATTGCCGCTGAGATTGTTCAGTCTGTTGTTGAAGCTAGAGGACGCGCACTTTCTGGAATGGGTGGTCAAAATGCAGCTGTCGGTGCAAACCATCTGAATACTTTAAGCACTGCGTCAGTTGCTTCCTTGTATAAAGAAGTGCTCAGTGCAATAAAATCATCCAACTGAAAATGATCTTGCCAAAGCACCCTAGCCGGTGCTTTTTCTTATGCAGTTTGATCAAGCGGAGGGGAGTGAGGTGGCCACACATCGAGTCAACAAATCAGGCAAGCAGGCGCCGCCGTTCACCAGGATCCTGAACGATCCACTCCAGGACGAACGTCTCTCATTCAAAGCCCGCGGGCTGCTCGCATACATGCTCACCAAGCCGGACCATTTCCGGTTTTACATTGAGGAACTCATGAAACACACAACCGAGGGCAAGGACAGCATCCGGGCTGGCCTGAAAGAACTGGAGCGGTTGGGATATGTCCACCGCTACGCGATCAAAGACGCCCGGGGCAAAATCATATCGTGGGAGCTTGATATTTACGAAAGCCCGTCGTTACGTCCAGAATCGGATTTTCCAGTTGTGGAAAATCCAACGCTAATAACGAATGATAATATAATAACGAATGATAAAAGATTAAATAAATACATCACTTTGACAAGTGATGACGATCCCTATATTAAAACCTATTTGAAACACTTCTCTCTGAAAAAGAATAAACAGCATATGAGAGTTACAGAAGAGCAGAGGGAATGGATCATAAACCAGCTCGAACATCTGAGATCGTACGAAGTCACGGCAGCTCAATGGGAAGAACAGGTAAGGGATCATTTCGAACATCTACCGAAGAACAACAACGGGAATATCATCGCATTCTTGCATGCATCACATAGGCGCTTTGATGTGGGGATGTATGATCAGTTATAACCGAATACGGCAACTCAAGGTCATCCAAAGCAGGATGGCCTTTTTATATTGCATAGAAAGGAATGGGTTTCATGAGGATTATCAAATGGTTGGTGCGAGTTACATATAGACGGAATGATTCACCAAGGAACAGGGAGGAAAGGCGGCATGGGAACAAAGGAGAGTTAGCATGAAGCTCGTCAACCTGGACAAAGAACGAAGTAAGCGCAAGGATATCCGTACTCCCTTCATGGTGGCTGAGAGCCTGTATGATGAGGCCATCAATAACAGAGAGCTTGATGCAGCGCTGTACATCACCATGGGCAAAGACGGGGAGATGACGATTTGCTACAGCGGGGATGATCGATTGAAGATCATTGGGCTGCTGGAGATAGCAAAGCAAGAGCTGTGTCTGGATGGGATGGATTAGGACACGTCACCAGACGCACAGAATGGCACCGTAGAGCGTTTGTATGACTCGGGAATATAAATCTTCATGCGAGGTATAAAAAGGGCAATATGGGGCGATTTTGGCGGTCACGGGTCCTTCTGGAGGTCGAAGATGACTGCGGGTGCTCGCGAGCCCGAATTTCCGCTAGATTTAAATTTCAAAATTTCCTTCCGCTTCCACTTCGGAATAGACGAATTGGAGGCATTTTTATTTTTCGCTTCGAATTAAGCGGCTAAATTTGCGTATTTCAGAAATGGATCAAAAAACGGAAGTTGAGGTGAGGATAATGGCCAAAAAGAAAACGGAAGAGACAAAACTGCATGAGATGGTCGTCGGTACCGGGGAATTGGCGGCCGTTATCGGAAAATCAGACCGTTGGATCCGTCAATTAACAAGCGATGGTATCTTGACTCAGGTTAGCAGGGGCAAATATGTGCTTTCTGACGCAATTCAGGATTACATTAAGCACATTGAAGGTGAATCGTCGGACGGAAAAATCAGTTATCGCGATGAAAAAGCTGAGCACGAACGAATCAAAAAAGAAAAATCTGCCTTGGAATTAGCCGAAATGCAAGGGAAAATGCACCGTTCGGAGCATGTCGAAGCGGTGATGAACGATATGCTCGGGGCATTTCGGCAGCGGATCAGGGCGATACCTATGAGATTGGCGCCGGAATTGGTTGCTTCGAGCGATCTAAGCGTGATCAAAGGTAGACTTTCGGCAGCCTTAGATGAAGCTCTGGCGGAGCTGGCCGATTATGATCCGGAGTTATTCCGACGTGAGCAGGTAAGGAATGATTCAGATGGCGACGCTTGAGTATTTAAAGACAGAGGCACTATTTCGGAAGATCGCCCGAGTCGTAGCTCCACCGCCCAGCTTGACTGTTTCCGATTGGGCTGATTTATACCGTCGCCTTTCTTCAGAGGCTTCCGCCGAGCCCGGTCAGTGGCGTACGGATCGCGCTCCATATCAGCGTGAGATCATGAATGCCATCAATGATGATGAAACCGAGACGATCGTCGTCATGTCCTCGGCCCAAGTCGGTAAGACAGAAATCATCCTCAATATCATTGGGTATTTCATCCATCAAGATCCGTCTCCGATCATGTTGGTTCAGCCAACTCTTGATATGGCCCAGGCGTTCTCGAAAGACCGCCTTTCTCCGATGGTGAGGGACAGCCCAGAATTGAGGAAGCGCATGGCAAGCGCAAAGAGCCGGGACAGCGGAAATACTATGTTACATAAGACTTTTCCGGGTGGTCATATCACTATGGCCGGCGCCAATTCTCCTGCATCTCTTGCATCTCGGCCGATTCGGGTTGTTCTCCTTGACGAAGTGGACCGTTACCCGGTATCTGCTGGTACTGAAGGCGACCCAGTTACGTTGGTTTCCAAGCGTGCGACGACTTTCCACAATCGCAAACGGGTTTTGGTTAGTACGCCGACGATTAAAGGCGCAAGTCGAATCGAAACAGCGTATGAGGAAAGCAGTATGGAACAGTGGTGTTTGCCTTGCCCCAGCTGCGGTGAACATCAGCCCCTTGCCTGGGCTCAAATTCGGTTTGATGATGCAACGATGGCCTGTAAGCATTGCGGGGCGATACATTCCGAAATGGAATGGAAGTCTGGGAATGGGAAATGGGTCGCCCGCAAGGAGAACCGGAAAGTGCGCGGCTTCCACCTTAACGAATTAGCGAGCCCTTGGAAACGCTGGGGAACGATCATCGAGGAGTTCCTGGAGGCCAAACGCGGTGGCGCGGAGACGCTGAAAGCATGGGTAAACACCTCGCTTGGTGAAACGTGGGAAGAGAAAGGAGAGCAACTGGACGAGGACATCCTACTAAATCGGCGTGAAATTTACCACGCTGACGTGCCGGATGGGGTGAAAGTCCTGACAGCCGCTGTGGATACCCAAGATGACCGATTTGAGGTAGAGGTCCAAGGTTGGGGAACTGGTCATGAGAACTGGCACATTCAATATCACGTAATATATGGCGATCTTAAGCAGCCGCAAGTATGGGCCGATCTGGATGAATTTCTTAAGCGAACATGGGAGGATGCCGAGGGCAGAAAGTTTCCGATCGCTTTTACGTGCATGGACTCAGGTGGTCACTTTACCAATGAGGTCTATCGGTTTTGCAAATTACGTGCGGACCGCCGTATTTTTGCAATCAAGGGCGAGGGCACCGGGGATGGTACGCGGTTACCACTGATCATTGGGACATCAACAAATAACCGCTACAAAGCTACAGTTATCCGGCTTGGCGTTGATGAAGGTAAATCCAAGGTCATGAGTGCTCTGAAAATCCCGATGGTCGACGAGAAAGGCAATAAAATGCGTGGCTACGTCCATTTTCCAGTAACTACGCCGGAAAGGAACCGCGGATACGAACGGCCATATTTCGAGGGGCTTACGGCAGAGGCACTTCATACACGGCAAAGAATGGGTGTCCCCTATCAAGTATGGGTCAAAGTGCGGCCCCGGAACGAACCGCTTGACCTTGCTGTCTATAACAGGGCAGCCATTGAGATTCTTCAACCGGATTTGGACAATATGCGGCCCTATTGCTCTGAGGTGTTGGCTGGATCGATTACTCCAGCGACATCTACCAAGAGGAAAGGTGTGGCGAGCAAAGGGATTCAACTATAAGGAGTGGTCGACATGGCCGGCAGATTAGAAGAATTGCGGCTTCGATTATCACAATACATTGCATGTGAATCGGCAATATTAAGCGGAGCTCAGACATATTCAATCGCAGGCAGGAGCCTGACTCGAGCGAATCTATCTGAAATCGCAGAAATGATCAAGTATTTGGAAAAAGAAATAGCAGCAGAGGAAGCAAGATCCCGAGGGAGAGGTCGGAACAAGGTATTCGGCGTCATCCCCCGGGATTTTTAGTTTCGATGTCTGAGAGGAGGTGATCCATATCAATATCACAGATCGATTTGTATCATTTTTCAGTCCGGAGGCTGGTATGCGTCGAGCAGCTGCACGTCAGGTCACACGAGTTATTAACGGTTACGAACAAGGCGGTGCGAGCCACCAGAAAAAAAGCATGCGAGGGTGGCTGACTTCGGCGAAGAATCCGAAGGATGATATCGATCAGAACCTCGATACGCTACGCAGCCGATCTAGGGACCTGTACATGAACGGGCCTATTGGAGCAGCCGCGCTGAAAACCACCAGGACAAATGTAATCGGTCCGGGACTGAGATTAAAGGCGAGAATCAATGCCGAGCTGCTTGGGCTTACAACGGAACAAGCAGATGCTTGGTGTGGTCAGGTCGAGGAGGAATTTAACCTTTGGGCCGAATCGAAACACTCAGACGCGATTAGAATGAACGATTTTTATGACCAGCAGGGGATCGCTTTTCTAGGAATGCTCATGAATGGGGATTCGTTTGCCATTTTCAAACAAGCAGAACGAACACCATGGATGCCATACGGTTTGCGCATACATCTTATTGAAGCAGATCGGGTATGTACTCCGCAAGGTAATGGTGTGCTGGGCAACTCCGTTGAGGGGAGGGCGGAAAATGGTAACCGGATCTATTCCGGCGTCGAAATTGACGACGAAGGCGCCTTGATCGCCTACCATATCGCTAATACCTACGCCACTGATTACACCAGCGGTAAGATCCGGGAATGGGTTAGGGTAGAGGCTTATGGCCGTAATACGGGTAGGCCGAACATCCTGCACCTGATGGACACTGAACGAGCTGAGCAGCGCCGCGGTGTGCCGATGTTAGCCCCTGTGATTGAAACGCTGAAGCAAATCACGAGATATACCGAAGCTGAACTGATGGCAGCAGTGATCTCGGCAATGTTTACCGTATTTATCAAGTCGTCAGGTCCAACGAATGAGAACCCATTAGGCCCAATGATTCCTCTTGAGCAACAGGTGGCCTCTGGTGATCAATACGGTTACGAAATGGGACCAGGAGCGATCAATGTATTGGGACAAGATGAGGAAATTCAGATCGCTGATCCTAAGCGGCCCAACTCAAATTTTGACCCATTTGTTCGATCGCTTTGCCTTTACGTAGGGGCAGCGCTTGAAATCCCATATGAATTGCTACTGAAAAATTTCCAATCATCCTATTCTGCGTCGCGGGCAGCGCTTCTAGAAGCGTGGAAGATGTTCCGCATGCGCCGTCGTTGGGTGGCGAAAGAGTTTTGTCAGCCAATCTACGAGGAATGGTTGGCAGAAGCTATAGCACTTGGCCGCATTCGTGCGCCCGGTTTTTTTGGTGATCCCAAAATTAGGAGGGCTTGGTGTCAGGCCGAATGGAATGGTCCAGCACCTGGACAACTTGACCCGGTTAAGGAAGTAGAAGCAGCCGAGCGTAGGGTCTCCCTTGGATTGAGCACTCGCGAACGCGAGGCAATCGAGGCGAATGGTAGTGATTTCTGGACAAACATCCAGCAGCTGCAGGTCGAAAACGAGGCTATGCAGAAAGCGGGGCTTTCTACAACGACTAAGCTACCTGCAACATCAAATCCGGGGAAGGAGGTGAAAAGAGAAAATGCCGAAGAAGATCAAACTTAACGGTCCTGTCATTGGTGATGGCAGTACTTGGTTATACGACTGGCTTGGCATGCCGTACATCAGTGCTAAAAGGCTCGCCAAGGAGTTGGACGATGCTCGAGGGGATGAGGTCGAACTATATATTAACTCTCCCGGTGGCTCGGTATTTGCTGGATCTGAGGTATATACCATCTTGAAGGAGTATGCTGGAAAAATTGTTGCCAAGGTCACTGGGGTAGCTGCCAGCGCCGCTTCATTCTTTTTGATGGCTGCAGACGAAATTAAGATGTCACCAACATCTCAGTTGATGATCCACAATGCCGCAACATGGACAGATGGAGATAAGAACGCTCATGGAAGCAACACAGAGATGTTGCGTGGCACAGATATCGCAATCACCAATGCATACCGGCTGAAGACTGGAAAAAGTCAAGACGAGTTGCTTGAACTGATGAACAAGACAACATGGATGAACGCGCAGCAGGCTGTCGAATTTGGATTTGCTGATGGGATTCTTTTTGACGAGGATAATGCACTGATGTCTGTAACCAACAGTATCAGTGGGGAAATCCCTCCTCACGTAGAGGAGAAACTTCGAGACTTCTTAGTCAATGCCATGCTTAAGGAGGGCAGTGTTGACTTGTCTTCGATTATGCCAGGTGCCGACATAACACCGATCTTAAATAACATGGATAGCCCCGGCCAGCAACAAAATTATGACGATCAATTTAAGGAGGAAGAAAAGCCAATGGATTTAGATGAACTGAAAGCGAAACACCCGGATGTATACCAAGCTGCCTGTCAGGAAGGCATTGAACAGGAGCGCAACCGTATCAAAGAAATCGATGAGATTTCTGCCACAATCGACCCTGATCTGGTCAATAAAGCAAAATACACGGAACCGATCGATGCCGGGAAATTGGCCGTTTTAGCCCTGAAAAATGATGCTGGTCGAGGCGAGGCGTTTATTAATGCTCGCCAGCAAGAATTGCAGGAAAACAGCGGTGTTAAATCTCAGGACAATCTGTCGGAAGAGGATCAGAAGAAGGTCAATGAAACAGCACATATCGATGCCATCGCAAATGCGATCAATGCCCGTAGAGGCGGAACGGAGGCGAATAAGTAATGGTAAACCTGTGGAATGAAAATTTCGGATCGACAACGCCGGACAACCTGTTTGCAGACACTAAGCACCCGGTAGACGTGAAAGCTGTAACGCTTAAGGCAGGGCAGGGTGTTCTTGCGCGAGGAACGGTTGTCGGAATTATCGCAGCAAGTGGTCTCGCCGTTCCTGTTGACAGTACCAAGGAGGATGGCAGCGAATTGGCTGATTCGATCCTGTCGGATACGATCGATACTGGAGCCTCTGGGGCTACGAATAACGTTGTAACTACAGCGTACAGCTCGGGCTCATTTAATCGCGATGCCTTGGTTTTTGGAGGTACGGATACGGCCGATAAGCATGAAGATCGTTTGCGCACGCTGGGTATCTATCTCAAAGATGTCCAAGCCTATGAAGGTTAAGGGGGAACTTATACATGCCTATGAATCTGGATTTATACAAAACAACAACGATGCTGCAGGCAATCGAAAAGACGATGCCACTTCGGAAATTCTTCACCCGTACTTTCTTTCCTGGAGTTAATACATTTGTCACTGAAAACGTGATCTTCGACTACAAAAAGGGTAAGCGTCCGATGGCCCCGTTTGTTGCGCCGCGCGTCGGCGGTATCACTGTGGCGCGGGATGGTTACCAAACCAAGGAATACAAAGCTCCGAAGATCGCGCCGCAGCGGATCCTTACGGTTGACGACCTCATGACCCGTGGTATGGGCGAGAATGTATTCAGTCAACGTACACCAGCACAGCGTCAGGCTGAGATGCTTGCTAAGGATCTCTCTGAACTTGAGGATATGAATGCCCGTCGGATCGAATGGATGGCCAGAGAGTTGCTCTTGGGGCGTCCGATCGTTGTCAAAGGGTACATCGACAAACTGGATTCTCAGTATGTCGAGGACGAGATTAATTTCGGATTCGATAATAAACTAATTTTGGCCGGGGCAAATAAATGGAGCGACGAAGGATCTGCAAGCAAAAAGTACGGTAACTTGAGAGATTGGCGTCTCGACGTTATCCGCAAATCTGGCATTGCCCCAACAATGGCAATTTTCGGCCAGAGCGCATGGGATGCATTCCGCAAAGATCCGGAGATCGACAACATGCTGAAACAGCAAAATGCGACCCTTGCCTTGATGAACCCGAGCGTTATTGATGAGGCTTTGACTTTCTGCGGACGTCTCCCGGGTCTGGGGTTGGAACTTTATACGTATGATGACTGGTTCATTGATGATAACGGCACGGAACAGTCGTATATCCCTGCTGATCATGTCATCCTGTGCCGTCCAAATCTGGGAAGCTTCTCTTTCGGTGCCGTTACGCAGATGGAAGCGGATGGACAATTCCATACCTACGAAGGTACGCGCATCCCGAAATCTTGGGCAGATCAAAACAGTGATACACGTATGATTCGCTTGAGTACCCGTCCGATTCCGATCCCTGATGATGTTGACGGCTGGTTCGTCGCGCAAGTCTTGTAGGAGGTGTGACAGTGAGCCTGAAAGTAAAAAAGAACCAAAAAGTACTGGTTAATGATCGGACGTATAAAGCGGGGGAGATCATTCCACCGTTGAACGAAAATGAAGAACAACGTCTGTTAAATCTCGGTGTATGCGAACTGTCAGCAGATCTCCCATTACCTCATGCAGTAGAAGGAGATCACGGTCAAGATGATGGGGATAAAAGGGCCGGGGGTCCAAGTGGTGAAGATCAACTCCCCCTCGACGAGAAAACTAACCCAGTTCTCACAGTTGAACAATTCGCGGAATTGAAAGCCGATGAGCAAAAAGCACATCTGAAAGCCCTGGGAATCGATCCAGCTGGCAAAGAAGATGAACGCATCGTTCAATACGAGGACTGGTATGCAGAGCAGTTGCCGGAGGGTGAGCTGAATGTCCACCTTTAAAGAGCAGATCGAGGCCGACGTCGAGGACGTTTTTTTTAACCTTGATGAATTCGGCGAAGAGCACCGAATCGATGACAAAACAATGACGATCATCATTGATGATGATCTGTTGCAAAAACGAAAATCATCTGCATCAAACCCAACGGACGGCGTATATGGCGCGTCTTTTTTATTTCATGCGAAAAAATCGGACTTTGAGAAAAAGCCTGTTATCGACGCGCGAATGAAAGTAGACGATCAGATCTATTACGTGTCCGACGTGCAGACGAACGACGAAACATATGTCATCACCCTGCGGAGGAACAAATCGTGATTACAGTCGATGCCGAAAAGCTGAAGGAGGTTGAGCGGCGCCTGGGGCAATATCCCAAGAAGGCGCCGCTCGCCATTATGAGAGCCTTAAACCGCACAGCGGCTAACGTCAAAACGAACGCATCGAAGAAGGTGCGGGAGGAGTACGCGGTTAAGGCGAAAGATGTTAACTCAACCTTCTCAATCCGACGGGCGTCAAAGTCGTCGCTGTCGGCTATGGTCGAGTCAAAAGCGGGAGCTTTGGGGCTGGACAAGTTTAAGGTTAGCCCTATGACGCCACGACATGCCAAACCTCCGAAGGCTCTCAAGGTTCAGGTTAAGAAAACTGGCGGAGCTAAGCGGCTTGTCGGGGCGTTTGTGGCTTCAGTCAATGGCAACAAAGTCTTTAAGCGACAACCAGGGGCAAAAGGCCGCAAGGGGAAGAATGGAACCTGGACAGCCTTGCCGATCGAACGACTCTTTGGCCCACCTGTTCCGGAGATGCTTGAAAATCAAAGCGTCAGAGCGTATGTTGAACAGGAAGCTGCCAAAACCTTCGAAACGCGCTTAGACCATGAGATCAAGCGAATTATGGAGGGTAACTAAATGTCAACACCATACCTATTACAAGATGCCTTGATCGATGAGATCAAGGCTCTTTTTGTGGGATTTGAGACGGAGAATGCCCGCGGCGAGCCGGCGCCGTTGAACGTCTATCCGCAGCGGCTCCCCGACAAGCAGGAGGAGGACGATTCCGAGCACTTCCCATACATCATCGTGCGCGTAATGGATGGCGGAACCGCAGGGGAAGATGAGGCGGCTACGTGCAAAATTGGGTTGATCGTTGGGGTATATGATGAATCCTCCGATCAGCAGGGGCACCGAACGGTGCTCAACATTTTACGCAGGATCGAGACTCACTTTTTCACAAAGCGTTTTGTCGATCGCAAATACCAAATTGTTTATCCGTATGACTGGACCTTATATGAGGATGATACCGCACCATTTTACTTCGGCGGCGCAGAGACTAATTGGTTGCTGCCCGCTGTGAGACAGGAGGTTGATTTGTTTGGCGACTGAAAAAAAACGGGCATCAAGCCGCAGAGAAGAAGCTAAGCCAGTTGATCGGCTCATTTATGTCGGTCCACCGCTGCCCGGCGGAAAGTTAAATAGCTTCTCGATTTTTAAAGGAGGGGTTCCGAAGTATCTGGATGCTCTGATTAAAGAGCAACCGGATCTTTCCACTCTCATTGTGCCAGTGGGCGAATTTGCTCGCGCGCGAGAAGAGGTCAATACCCTTGGAACGGCCCTCCATGCGGCATATCAAAATGTACTGAAGGGAGATCAACAGAATGGCTGAAAGACACGGGATTTACGTTTCTGAGGTTCCTGGATCGGTCATCACCCCGGTACAGCAGAATTTTACGTTACCGGTGGCAATCGGCACAGCGCCGGTTAACCTTTCAAAATTCTCGGCTCCGCCGGTTAACGTACCGATCCTTTGCTACTCCTACCAGGAGGCAGTTGATGCCATTGGGTACTCGGACGATTGGGAGGATTACACGCTTTCTGAAGTGATTTATTCGCACTTTCAACTCTACAAACAATCCCCAATCGTGCTAATTAACGTTCTGGATCCTGCAGAGCACAAAACAACCGTTGCGCCAGAGGCGGTATCCCTGATGGATGGAACGGCTACACTTCCATCCGGCATTATCAAGGGGTCGGTCACCGTGAAAGATGAGGATGGATCTACAACCTATGTACTCGACACGGATTACACCTTGAATTTTGATGCTGACGGCAATCTGATCCTGAAGATTAAGAGTGGAGGGGCTATCGCGAATAACGCAACTCTCCAGGTTGGCTTTGACCAAATTGACGCTAGCAAAGTGGACGCTGCGGATATTATCGGCGGCGTAGACAGCACTACGCTGGCCGTCACGGGCTTAGAGCTTCTTAACCAAGTGTTTCCTCGTTTCCGGCTGGTTCCGGGGATCGTAATCGCTCCTGGTTGGTCTGATGATCCAACGGTAGCAGCGGTGATGGTCGCTAAAGCTTCCCTAATCAACAACCATTTCCGGGCTCAGGCAATTACTGACCTGCCCTCCGATTTGCAGTATACGGCGGCTCCAGCATGGAAAGAGGAACATGGCTATACGGACCCCCGACAGTTTAACACTTACCCGAAAGTGACAAAATCGGGCAAGGTGTACCGCTTGTCTACTCACTTGGCCGGCGTAATTTGCCGGACAGACGCCGGGAACGCAGGGATCCCTAGCTTGTCGCCGTCGAACAAGAGCATGGAGATTGACGGCACGCGGACCGATGATCGAGAGCTGGCCCTCGGGCCGGAGCACACCGAATACCTTAACGCCGCGGGTATCCATACCGCCTTGAATTTTATCGGTGGTTGGGCCACACGTGGTAACCGTACCGGTGCATACCCGGCACAGAGCGATCCGCAAAGCGCATTTATTCCAGTTCGGCGCATGATGGACTGGATTGCGAACTCAGTGACGTTGACTTATTGGCGTTACCTCGATGGTGCAATTAATAAGCGGCTGGTAGAGGCGATCACAGATAGCGTCAATATTTGGCTCAATGGATTGACGTCGAATGGGTATATCTTGGGCGGTCGGGTGGAGTTTCTTTCGGAAGAAAATCCACCGGAGAACATTATGGACGGTAAACTGAAATTTCACATCTATGTGACGCCACCGTCTCCGGCGCAGGTCATCGACTTTGTGCTCGAATATGACGTCAATTATCTTGCTGCAATCGCAGCATAAAGGAGGGAAAGGACTTGCCTAAGCAAATTCCATCAAGCTTAACCGACTTCAATGCTTATAGAAACGGCAGTGAATATTTGGGCGTTGCCGACGTGGAGTTGCCGAATCTGGAGGCCATGACTCAAACTTTAAGTGGTGCGGGCATCGCTGGCGAAATTGAAATTCCGATACTAGGGCTATTCGGATCGATGACGACAACGATTAACTGGCGGACGCTCGATAAAGCCACTTTCAAACTAGCCCGACTAGAAGCGCAGCAAATCGACTTCCGAGGCTCTATTCAGGGCTTTGACACCGGCTCCAGCACGATTACCCACACTCCATTGAAGGTTACAATGCGAGTTCTCCCTAAAAATACGAACTTAGGTAGCCTGACGACTGGTAACCCTATGGAAAGTGGGAACGAATTGGAAGTCATTTATATCAAAATCATCTACGACGGCGTTACCGTCACCGAGATCGATCGCTTTAACTATATTTGCATCATTGATGGAGTGGACTACTCCGCCAAGATCCGGGCGAATCTCGGCGAATAAAGGAGGAAATAAACATGACTACCCCAGAAAAAACGCAGGAAAAGGTCGCGAATCCCAACGAGTACACCCTGATCAAACCAATTCAATTCGACGGGGAGACGGTGACCACTCTGAATCTCGATTTTGATGATTTGACTGCGGAGGATTTGATCGCTTGTGCTAAACAAGCCCGCCGGATTGATCCGGATGAGATTACGCCGGCGAGAGCCACCGCTCTGTCCTATCAAATGGCTGTGGCAGCAAGGGCGGCCAAACAACCGATTGAACTGATTAAGGCTCTTAAGGCCAAAGATTTCACCCAAATTACGCAGTTGGCTGCCAATTTTTTAATGATTCCGGAATAAAGGATGTCCAATACCTGAGGGAGATCATCCTGATCCTCTCCTCCTCTATTCCGGGATCGCATATCGATTACTGGATGCGTCAGCCATTGAGCGATTTAATTAAGTGGTTTGAAGCACACCAGAATGTCGAGAAAAAACGTGCAGCACGGCAGCCAAAACCAACCCAATACAGAAGGGTGGGTAGGCGGTAATGGCAAACAAAAAAATATACTCAACCATTTTTGAGCTCGGCGGGAAGTTAAATTCATCTTTCAGCCGAGCTTTTAAACAGGCAAAAAAGGGTACTGACCAGGCTGAATCCGGCCTTCGCGGTGTGCAAAAAGAGGCGAAAGAAACAGCAGGGGCATTCGGTAAGCTTTCCAAGGTTACTGGTGATTTCGGCAAAGCGTTGTACAAGGTTTCTCAGTACACCGGAGCGTTCGCACTTGTATCCGGGGTCACTGACACCTTCACGGATATGGTTGGTTCGGTTGGTGACTATCAATCGGAGCTAAAGCAGGTTCAAGCTGCCACCGGTGCGACCAAAGAAGAAATGAGGGAAATGTCCGATATTATACGGAATTTGTACACGCAAAATCTCGGAGAAAGTTGGACGGATCTGTCGGAAGCCTTAACCATTGCCCGCCAGGTAACCCATCAACAGGGCAAAGAATTGGAGGATACGACGAAGAATGCGCTGATTTATCGTGATGTTTTCAAAGGTGATTTTGCCGAATCTTTGAAAACGGCAGACACGATGGTTAAAAACTTCGGTATCACCAGTTCGCAGGCGTTCAACTTACTTGCGCAGGGGGCTCAGAAGGGGCTCGATAAGTCAGGTGAGTTGCTTGATTCAGCAAACGAATACGCTCCATACTTTAAAACCCTTGGTTTTACTGCCGATCAGATGTTTAATACATTCAGCGCCGGGCTTGAGTCCGGCGCTTTTAATTTAGACAAGGTCGGGGATGCGGTTAAGGAGTTCGGAATACGTGTCAAGGACGATTCCAAGAGTACAAATGAGGCGTTTACGGCTCTAGGTCTGAATGCCTCGAAAATGGCTCAGACCTTCGCTCGCGGTGGTCCAGAAGCACAGGCAGCATTTAAGCAGGTAGTAAAGGCCATCTCAAGCGTGAAAGATCCGGTGAAGAAGAACGTCATCGGCGTCCAGCTATTCGGGACTATGTTTGAGGACTTGGAGAAAGATGTCATTGCAGCCATGGGGAATGCTCGGGATCAATTTGACATGACAAAGAACACTATGCAGGAAGTCGCTGAGATTAAGTATGACACCATCGGAGCGGCATTCCAGGGGATCGGCCGGCAGATTATGACGGAGCTGATCCTCCCAATCGGTGACAAAGCTCTCCCTGTACTGCAACGCTTTGGTAAATGGATTCAGGTGGCGATTCCTCAAGCTAAAAAGTACATGGGACAGCTTTGGGAAGAGGTCAGCAAACTTGGAGAGTTCTTTGCTCCACTGAAAGGTGAGGCAACCAAAGCGTTCAAGGTAATTACCCCATACTTAATATCATTCGCTGATTCAGCAAAGAGGATTTTTGCTCAGGTAGGTCCAGTGATTGTTAAGACGGCATCCGCTGTATGGCAGGCCGGGACGAGAATGGCAAAGGCAATTATGCCGTTTGGGGTATATCTGCAGCAGAAACTTGGTCCGGTTATCTCCAAAGTGTTCGGGTTTATTGCGAATGATGCTGTTCCTGCGGTATCCAGGGCGTTTACGGCCATGCTGCCGTCAATTATTTCAGTGGCTACTAAGTTTGGCTCCACCATATCGGCGCTTTTTAACTTCGTTAAGCCGATCATCAACGCTTTGGTCGGCGTGTTCAACTTCGCCTTCCCGATCATCAAATCTGTTGTTCTAGCCGCCATACATTCAGTTTCCGGCATTTTTAATGGTCTGATGACCACTCTCGGAGGCGTTCTGGACTTCATAACAGGCGTTTTCACCGGTAACTGGGGAAAAGCGTGGGAAGGTGTTAGAGACATCTTCAGCGGTGTTTTCTCGGCCCTTGGATCGATCTTAAAAGCTCCGATCAATGCTGTAATTGGCCTGATTAATCAAGCGTTTGAAAAAATCGGATCCATCAGCATTGACATCCCCGATTGGGTGCCTGGCCTCGGAGGCAAAACCTTCGGCATCGATCTTCCACAAATTCCTATGCTTGCTGAGGGTGGGATTGCAACGGGGCCAACTTTAGCCATGATCGGCGAGGGAGCGGAGCAGGAGGCGGTGCTGCCGCTGTCCAAACTGGAGAGTTTGTTGGACTCTCGCGGAGCTACAGTTTCCAGTGGTGGGGGCGGAGGTGGCGGAGACATTTACATTGATTTCTCGCCGCAATATAACGTATCCGGCGGAGCTGATGTGCAGAAAGAAGTCGCACAGGCATCCGAAATGTCCCTCCAAAAACTCGAACAAATGCTGAAAAAATTGCAAGCCAAGCAGCAGAGGGTGAGATTTCAATGAGGCGATACACAACAATTCAAGGAGATACTTGGGATGGTATCTCCTTGAAACTTTACGGAAACGAGAGATATGCAACGCTGTTAATGGAGCATAATCAAAGACATGTTCACACGATGATCTTCTCTGCCGGAGTGTTACTAGATGTTCCTGACGTTCCCGCGCAGCAAGCGGCGACTTTACCTCCTTGGAAGCGGGGTGAGTGACTTGGATAAAATGCAGGATGCACGACGGGCTGAACTCCATCTGAATTACAATGGGGTCGGACTCTCCCTCGACATCACGAATGATGCCTTCGATTTTACGTATACGGATGCTGCGCCCGGGAGTCTGGACGACATATCGTTGTCCCTGCAGGACCGAGATCGACTTTGGCAAAGTCCTGAATGGGCCCCCCTGCAAGGCGATAAGATCAAGGCCGAGATCCGAACGATAAACTGGACCAAACCTGGAGAGGTTACTAAGCTCCCTCTTGGCAGTTTCGAGGTCGATTCCTTCACGTTCACCGGTCCTCCGGATGCTGTAAGTATCAAGGCGGTAAGCTTGCCGGTTGCTGCGAATATCCGGCAGGAAAAGCGGACGAAGGCTTGGGAAAAGGTGACATTAAAGACGATTGCAGCGGATGTAGCAAAAAAGGCCGGACTAAAGCTGAGTTATTTGCTGAAGGATACCTACAGCTATGAAAGGCTGGACCAAACGGACCAATCTGACATCGAATTTTTAAACGAGCAGGCAAAGTCTGAGGGTGTGGCTATCAAGGTCACAGGCGGTCAGCTTGTACTATTTGATGAATTTGAATTTGAAAAAGCAGCCCCGGTGCTGACGTTAACCCGTGGCAAAGATAACATCCTGAGCTATGAATTTGGTTGGAGCGCAGCGGATGCGAGTTATATCGCATGCGAAATCAGCTATACCCAGGCCAAGTCAAAAAAGACGATCAAAGCCGTCTATAAGCCTCCAGGAGCACCGAAGATAGGACCAGTTCTAAAGATTAATGAGCAGGCTAGGAGCCAAGCGGAGGCGCTCCGGATTGCTAAAAAGGCTCTGAGGGAGAAAAACAAGGAGCTGAGCGGGGCACGCTTTACGATCATCGGGGACACCCGTATAGCCGCAGGTGTAACGGTCATGATTGAGGGGTTTGGTAGTTTTGACAACAAGTATCTGATCACTTCTGCTACTCACCAATTAGGCAGTGGCGGCTACACGACGGATATCGAAATGCGCCAAACATTGGGGTGGTGAAATGGGACTTGCACAGAATTTGTTACGCATCGGAATAGTGTCGAGCGCCGATTATACTGCCGGTATGGTTAGGGTTACGTTCCCCGATAGGGATGACTCGGTGAGTGATTTATTACCCGTTCTGACGCCCGGCGGGTGGGGTAAGGGTAACGCTATTCCGAGCGTAGGCGATAGCGTGCTGTGTTGCTTTTTAGGCAACGGGATCGGAACGGGGTTTTGCCTCGGAAGCTATTACACCGATTCAGATCTGCCTCCTGCTGGTGAGCAGCAGCGCGGCGTATGGTTTGAAGATGGCAGTTACGTCTATTATGACCGGCAGACCGGGAAGCTCGTTGTTAAGGCGGCCAGCGGCGTCAAAATCGAAGGTGATCTGGAGGTTACCGGATCAATTACGGCTCAAACGATCACGAGAGCGGGTGAGCAATTATGATAGGCTCTTTGGGCCCGGTGGTGTTCGTGGTGTCAGCCGACACAATACGGACTTTTACGGATTTTAAGCGAAGTAGCGCTGGCCGCTATGCACGCCATGAGGTGCTTGATTTAAAACCGAAAACACAGTTTATAGGTCCGGGTCTGGATACGGTCTCCTTTCGCATGCGGTTCGACGTGAGATATGGGATCAACCCGCGAAAGGAACTCGACCAGTTGACCGAGATAGATCGAAAAGGGAAGGCGATGCCGCTGGTGATTGGCGGTAAGGGGGTCGGTGTCGGACTGTGGGTTATAACGGGGCTTGAGCAGTCCTGGGAAGAGATCGACGCTAAGGGGAATATACTCTCAGCGACGGTAGATATTACATTGGAGGAATACGTCAAATGAGTTATACCGTGGACATGAGAATGCAGCCGACTATTACTTTCGGGCCGAAAACTTTGGTGGAAGAAGTCGGACAGAACATCCGGACGTTACTAGCTACCCCTGTTGGATCTGTGCCGTATGCACGAGCCATCGGCCTTGATAACAGTATCTTGGATGATCCGTTGCCTATCCTCCGAGCCCGTTTAACTGGGGTAATCCATGCCCTGGTGACAGAATATGAGCCCCGGGCCACCATCACAAAGGTTGATTTTTTCCAGGACGACAAAACCGGCACCTTGATACCGGTCATTTACTACAGCCTGGCTGAGGAGGTGAGCGACTTTGGCTAATCTGAAATTTATTGACGACGATCCCAATGCAATTATTGACAGCATCATAACCATGCACGAGGCGATTACGGGCCGCACCCTTTACCCAGCGGATCCGGAACGCCTTTTTTTATTGTCGTTGGCTCAAATCATCGTACAGCAACGGGTCCTGATTAATTCGACAGCTCGCCAGAACCTTCTTCGTTATGCGGCTGGGGAGGTTTTAGACAACATTGGCGAAATGTACGACACAAGCAGGCTGCCTGCCGAGGCTGCGAGGACGACTGTCCAGTTTACCCTATCCATACCGCTTGCATCGGCTCAAATCATTCCGGCTGGAACCAGGATCGGGCCCCAGGGCGGGGGAGGCGAACTGTTCTTTATGACCGCAGACGTCCTTCAAATCCCCGCTGGTGAGGTTACTGGCAGCATAACTGCTGTGTGTTCGGTTCCGGGCGAAATTGGCAACAGCTTCATCCCCGGCCAACTCAACACGCTGATAGATCCTCTGCCTTTTGTGCAAAGTGTCGTCAATACGACGACGAGCACCGGAGGGGTGGAACAGGAAACGGATGACGCATACCGGCAACGTATTAGATCGGCACCCGAGTCATTCAGCGTAGCGGGGCCAGCCGGCGCCTATGAGTTTTGGGCTAAATCAGCGAGCAGTTCCATCATCGATGTGGCGGTTGAATCTCCTGCAGCCGTGGAGGTTGTACTGGTCCCTCTCTTGATAGGAGGGGAGATACCGTCTCAGGAAATGTTGGATGCTGTATTGGCGGCGGTAACCCAAAAGGAAGTGCGGCCGCTTACTGATAAGGTGACGGCACAGGCACCTGAGGCTGTGCCTTATAACATCAACCTCACCTATTACATCGACCGTTCGCGGGCTGCTGAGACAACGACAATACAGCAAGCAGTCACGGCAGCTGTGTCCGAATATGCACTTTGGCAAAAGTCCAAACTTGGCCGAGACATCAATCCCTCGGAACTGATCAAGCGGGTTATGGCTGCAGGTGCTTTAAGGGTACAGGTCACAGAACCGACTTTTGTGGATCTATCACGGTTTCAAGTCGCTCAAGACGCTACTATTAGCGTGATATTTGGAGGGCTTGAAGATGATTGACATCCAGAATGTGCACCTGTTGGATTTGTTACCCCCGAACCTGAGGAGTGACCCTGCGCTTTCTGCTGCTGCTCAATCCATACAGGAAGAATTAAGGCAGACAACGGAGGCTATCTCAAAGCTGTCCATTTTCGACCGGTTGAATACGCTGAACGATGTTGAAGCGGATGAAATGGCCTGGCAGCTGCATGTGGATTTTTACGATGCATCGCTGCCGATCGATCAAAAACGAGAATTGGTCAAAAACGCCATTCGGTTTCACCGTCGGAAAGGCACACCCGCAGCTGTTGAGGAACTGATAGCGATCCTATTCGGGACCGGGACTGTCGAAGAGTGGTTTGAGTATGGCGGCGAACCGGGTTATTTTCGGGTACGCACTAGCGATCCGTCGGCTACGAACGAGAGGGCTCAAGAGTTTGTACAGGCTATCGACTCCGTAAAGCGACTCTCAGCGTGGCTTGAGGCAGTCATTCTGGAGGAGACCATCGAGGCGCGTGATATGTACTTTGGCGGTATGTTGCACATCGGTGAGTTTATCACAATAGGGTAGGTGATTTTTGTGAGCTCTTGGAGCTATGCATTAACCAATAAGGGGCGTCAGCTACAGGCAAAAGCGCAGACTGGCGCCCAACTTGTTTATACGAGAATGGCGGTGGGGAGCGGCACGTTGAGTGGGCAATCTCTGGAGAGTATGACAGCGCTGATCGCTCCGGTCAAGGACCTGACCATCACAAGGCTAAAACGTCCGGCCGGGTCCACGCGGGCGCTCATCGGGGCGACATTGACCAACCAGGACGTTACGACCGGTTTTTACTTACGGGAGGTTGGTATTTTTGCCGAAGATCCGGACGACGGCGAGATCCTCTATATGTACGCCAACTCTGGAGCCACAGCCGACTATATTACCCCGCAAGGAGATGGGGTGATTGAGAAGGCGCTGAATATGAACGTCTTTGTTGGATCCGCGGCAAACATCACAGCCAACATCGATGAATCCCTAGCATACGCCACCCAGCAGGATTTGGCGGATGCTATTGCCGGAATACAGATCAACGAGGCCACCACGACACAAAAAGGTATCGTCCAGCTCTCCAATGCCACCAACAGCACCGCCGAGGATCGTGCGGCGACGCCTAAGGCCGTCAAATCGGCTTATGATGCAGCTGTAGCGGCGCAAACGACGGCAAATGCAGCGAATGAGGCAGCGTCACAGGCTTTTCAGCTTGGCAATGAGCGTAAGCAAGAGGTGGTGGACATACTCATTGCCAAAGGCATATCAGCGTCCACTAGTGAGAGTTGGGAATCACTTCTGTCTAAAATGACGGGGATCATCAAGGCCACCGGTAACGCAACTGCTGCTGATGTGCTGGCTGGCAAGACGTTTAGTAATGCAACGGGTAATGGCTTGCAGGGGACAATGCCAAACCGAGGCGCCGGAGGTACAGTTACACCGGGCACGACCAATCAAACCAAGGCAGCAGGGTATTACAGTAGCTCTATTACGGTGCTGGGGGATGCTGATTTGGTGCCGGGGAATATCAGGCGTGGGGTTGACGTATTTGGGGTAAAGGGGGAAATTTATCCAGGGGAATTGATGAGCATAAAAATTAATCATACTAGGGCAGGGGTTCCAGGGGAAAGAATTTTTATAGACCTAATAACGCTACCCGGAAATCTAAGATTTTTTAATACAGCCAAAGGTGATAGTGATTACCCTATGTTTTGGAATTCATCTAATAGATCAACAGCATATATGCAACCGGAATTTTTGGATTCTAGTGGGCTGAGATGGAGACCGTTTTATTCGGCATTAAACAACGAAAATCTTACAAACATCACTTATTTTCAAGTGGATATAGAAAGTCGCACATTCTTTTGGAGAGATAAATCGGGTATGGGAAGAACGATGGTTGCAGAGAGTTTGCCCGAGTCTTTTGATTTTACAAAACCCTTCAAACTAAGATGGTATTTTTATACGGACGGCGCTACTAATTATACTTATGGTTTTGACGGGAAAATACTGTGCGTTTAGATTGATAACCATTAACCGAGAGGTGTTGACAATGATTAGAATGTTCAAATCCAAAGATTTTGTTGAAGCCATTGAGCTTAAAGATTTCTCCACTATTCAAGGCATTATCCAACTGACGGGCATGGAGGCAACCATTAAGTTAACGGATGTGGGCACTCTGCAATCAGTCACTCTCAAGAGGAATGACAAAGTTGTCGTAGCAGTGCCCGGCCAGTACGTTTATAAAAACAACACTGGGACGGTGGCGGTTTGTACCTACGAATATCTAGCCGAAAACTATGAAGAAGTCACCGAACAACCGGAAGAAGAAACCAATCAAACCGAGCAAACCACAGAAGCGCCGTAGGGCGTATTTTTTATACCTTTGGAGGCGATCCAAGGGAGACATTAAGAAGAGGGTGGACTTATGGATCTTACGGTGATTACAGCAATCATATCAGCCGCAGCCGCGCTTAGTGGCATTGTACTGGGGTGGGCGGGCCGGGCCAGATCGGTGCGGCAAGATGTTGTGCAGGAGTCGACGGCTGATGCACTCCAGCGGGCAGATGTGGAATACATTAAGCGCGGAGTGGACGACATGAAGGTCGAACAAAAACTGCAAGGACAACGTTTTGAAGCGATCTCCGAGCGGCTAACCCGCGTCGAGGAATCGGCAAAACAGGCTCATAAGCGGATCGACCGCTTAGAAGAAGATGGGAGGGGCTAACCTTGGACAAAACTAAATATCCAATCGAGCGCCGGTACATTACCAAGCGCTCAAACACGCGGCCAGGCACCCGACTCAAGACGGGAAGTCCGGCCTTTTTTGTTGCACATGACACGGGCAATCCCGGGGCGACAGCGGACAACCATTACAACTACTTTAACAACCTGACCGATCGCTCGGCATCGGCCCACGTATTCATTGACGATACCAAGATCTTGGAGATTATCCCGACGGGCACCGGGGCGGAACCGGCGGAGAAAGCCTGGCACGTCCTCTACAACGTGACGACGGACAACGATCGGTTTGGCTATGATGCAAACGACGCGGCGCTTGGTGTGGAGCTGTGTTACGGCGGCCGGATTACATTTTCGGAGGCGTACAAGCGGTTTGTCTGGTATCTTGCCTACTGCTGCGAGAAGTGGGGCAAGAATCCATCGACGCACATCGCCAGTCATAAGCAGCTGGACCCGGCCCGCAAACAGGATTGTGAGCAGGCTTTAGCGGTCGGCGGAAAGACCCTCAAAGATCTGATCAATGACGTCGCCGCAGAGCTGGCTGCGCCGGTCACTCCGCCGGACTTTGTCCCGCTGCCGGCCGGGATCGCCCAGGCATTGATCGACAATTACGTCTCCCCAGCATGGTTTGCCTCGCAAAAGGCCGGGGACGAGATTGGTAAGACTCACTTCCACAACTTGGCCAACAACCTCAGGCTGGCAGCTGGAATCCCGCTGACACCCGGGACGGCCGCCGCGCCGCTTGTAAAGCTGCCAAAAAGTAATGCCCAGGAGATCATCATCCGCTGGCTCTCCCCGGCATGGTTTAAGGCGCGGGACGAGGGGAACAAGGAACGGGCGCAGCACTTTAATAATCTGGCGAATTACCTGCGGCGAGCCGCGGGGATTCCGGTCGAATAAGAGAGGAGAATGAATCATGGAAGTATTGAATAATGTTATGGCCTTTGCCTCGGTGCTGGCCGTGTTTGTGTTGGCATTGGTGCAACTGGTGAAAACGACCGTCAACCTGCCGAAAAACATCGTCCCGCTGATCGGGGTGGTGATCGGCATCTTGGTAGGTGCCGCCGCATCCCCGTTCACGGACTTGGATCTGGTGCTGCGGTTATGGGCCGGCGGGCTGGCTGGGTTGTCGGCTACCGGGTTGTTTGAGCTAGGATTGAATAAGAGGGAAGGCAATACCAAGGAGTGAACGACAAAGAGGCCCAGCTGGCGGAATGCCTGGCTGGGTCTTTTTTATTTTCTATTTTCGTCTGCAAAATATGGTAAAATTTCGGTATAAACTAGCGAAGGGAGTCGTCGAAATGGCACTGCTGAATCGCTCAAACCGCTTCATGCGCCCGCTAACCTCGGACATCCAGCTTTATACCGCGCAGATGAACCGGACGCCCATTGCCGTCTTCATCGCGGATGTACTCGTTGGCAGCGGAAGGATCACGGAGATTACGGAGAACTGCGTTAAGATCGGCGATGAGCGGTATCTTCGCGCGGTATGTACTTTTAAATATGTAGGCTAATAAGGAGGAAAAATGGGGTACTCAGCAAAATGGTTGAACATTCTGAATATTGTTTATGAATTTTCTTCATCGAGAGGAATAGTATTTTTTCGTGGTCACTCAGTTGATTCTTATGAATTACGATCTGGCTTATTTAGGGAACCATTTAAAACGCTCAATGATTTTCTAATTTCAGAAAGCGCAAAGTATACACATTTTCGCACACTCGGAAATTTAGAACATTCATCCAGCGGATGGGACTTATTATACATTATGCAACATCACGGAGTCCGCACCAGACTTTTAGATTGGACGGAGTCATTTTCTACAGCGTTATTTTTTGCGTTTAAGGATTGGAATCCATCGAAAAATTCCGCGTGTATATGGATGCTTGATCCTGGTGCATTAAATAAGAAATCTACTAATATATCGTCCTTTATTTTTCCTGAAGAAGTATTTGGTGACTATGCAGCATATATTAACGGAACAAAAGTGTTTCCTGGATCTTCTACTGCCTTGTATCCAGGGAAAAATAGTAAACGTATGGTGGCTCAACAAGGAGCTTTTACTCTACAGGGAAATACTGCATTACCTTTGGAAAAAGAATTTGGCGGTTCTCTTGTTACTGAAGGTTCTCTAATCAAAATAACGCTCGATAGCAGTTTGGTAGTAGATATACAAACATATTTGAGAATGTCGGGTGTTAATTATTACTCTCTTTTTCCGGATCTTGATGGGCTTGCTAGACATGTTAATGATCCGTTGATGCATTTACCACTAACGCAATTATCTGGTTACTATAATTAAACGATATACCTCCTAAAAACTGGACTCCGCAGAATCTCCGCGCGAGTCCAGTTTCGCATTTTCACCCGCGCTCTTATCCGCGGCTCCACGAAAACAAAGTCGCGATCCTCCCCGGTAACCAGTTGCTGAGCAACTCCATAAAACGCCTTCCGCTCTGTTGGACCGGCTCCAAGTTCGATTATACCAGCCGGCAGAACTCTCCCGCGCTCGTCAGCTATGCCAGCGAGCCAACCAAACTCCTTTTTGCGGTACCCTGTGATATACACGTCAGCATGCGTCCAGTTGATAATTTTGCGCCAGCTATCCGACCGGCGGCCGGTTTCATAAATGCTGTCCATCCGCTTACCGACAACACCCTCCATGCCACGAGCCTTGATTTGATCAAAAAGCGCCTCTCCTGCCCCGACGATGTGCGGCACGATGCCAAAGTTAGGGCTCGGCAGTGCCAAGCTCGCGAGGATCTCTTTACGCTCCGTGAGTGGCAGCCGGCGGAGGTCCTGGCCCCGGTACATTAAGATATCAAAGATTGCATAATAGGCCGGAAGCTCCGCTGTAAGCCGCTTGACCTTATCAGCTCGCTTTGCTTGAAACCGTGTCATTACCGCCTCAAAATCAGATACCCCAGTCGCAGGATCGACGCAAGCGACTTCACCGTCTAAGATCACGTCATTTTCAAACGGTAGCTGCAGCTCCGGATATTGCCGGGTGCAGTCGTTATTGTGGCGTGTGTACAGGCGGATCACGCCGTCTTGCTGCGAGAATATCAAGCGGTGTCCGTCTATTTTAGGTTCAAATATATAGCGCGGATCAGAGAAAGGACCTGGCGCTGTCGCGAGCAGCATAGGATCACTAAACATAAAAACACCTCTCTATCGATTATAGCTTTAAGCTTATCGTTAGAGAGGCGGTAAGTTGTGGAACCTATCTCATTTCCTGAACCCATACCATGCCTTCAAAGCTATCGAAACCTCCAGCATCAAGAATACACTGTAATGCTGTGCGGCGTCCTACCGGCATATATGGTTTTCCATGATCACAGGCGAAACCGACATATCCTAGTGTCGGATGTTTTAGCGTGTAGTAACCATCCGGCTGTATATATCCTCCTGGGACTAGGAAGCGTTGCCCATTCAACCGTATAATCTCCAGCGCAGCGTTGATTTCTTGGATGGTCATGTTATCAAATCCTTTCGTTTTGGTTTATTTGGTCGTGGTCTTGGCCTCTGTCTCGCTCGCCGGTTTCCCGGGTCATGGCACCGTGGCTCGCACATTTATTGGAGAAAGGGGCCGCAGCCCCTTAAATTACAGTTTGAGGATGAGTTGACGGAGTTTATCGTGTTTGATGTTCTTTGCGATGCTCTCTTTGTAGGCTTGAATGTGCTGTTCATTCGCCCCGCGAGCTACGCGTTTTGCAATCACTCTTTTAATCGCCTCAATTTGATGGTTCATTTTATTACCTCCGTTATTAAAAATATCTACTTCCTGATAATAATTTATCACATGTTGATATAAAAAGTCAACAAAAATTATTAACTAGTTGATACTTTTTTGTTCTTAGTGTATAGTTGTTGTCAGGAGGTGTATGGAATGATCGTTAATCACCTTAGTGAGATCATGGGGCGCAAGCGCCTGAAAATAGCTGATGTAGTAGCTGGAACCGGATTGGCAATCAATACAGTCTCCGGATTGTATCATGATAAGGTCAAACGAGTGGACTTAGAGACGCTTGATAAACTGTGTGACTTTTTGGAGGTCGGGATCGGTGATATCCTGGAGCATGTAAAGGAGGGGGCCTGATGCGTGAAATCGAGTATAAGGCCCACGGCAATTTACTGATCCCATTTGTATATGTCGATTTGGATAGCTTGATGGATAATTATGACTGGTTTATGATTGGGTTTAAGCAAGTGCGACGAAAGCAAAAGAAAAGAGGAGCCTAATTGCTCGGCTCCTCTTCCGCGCTTACTTGCTGTTGCGCTTGCCTTTCATCCGGAGGTACAGGTCGTATGCCCGTTCCTCGCCAAGCGTGAGGCGATACCGCTCAAGTATTCCCTCTTCACGCTTTTTGAACTCCTCTTTCGTGATACGTCCCAGCCCCCACTGGTGACGCGCTACACGAAGGAGGTGTTCGCGTTTTTGGAGCTTTTCAAAAGCTTCCATAAGTTTCTTTTCCATGTTGTTTCTCACCTCCTTAGGAAGTCTTTTCTATCAACTTCCTGATATAAATATAGCACATGTTAATATAAGAAGTCAACAAAAAATATCAATTAGTTGATATTTTTGTATATCATGTTTGCATAAAGTCCATCAGGATACATCTCCGGGTGGGCTTTTACTTTTTCGTTTTCTCAGCGTATAATACAAACAAACGTTCGTAAAAATGGGGTGATCAAATGTTGAACGATTTGGAGCGTAAACTGCTCCGGGTCTTGTTTAATTTCTCAAAGCAAACGCACCGGATGCCGACGCTTAAAGAACTTGAGATAAAAACGGGTAGGAGCAAGCAAGACATTTACGCGGGGCTGCGTGTCCTAGTAGAGCAGAGATACATCTTTTGGCCGGATAATCCGCGTTTGGACACGATCGTTATCCTTGAGGCATGGGATAGGGACCAACCACAACAGCATCCTAAAATCACGACCACAACAACCGGCAGCAATATCGATTACTGGACTAAGTATTAAACAGGTAATGGATTAAGAGTGGCATAACTTAACCCGGGTAACTCCGGGATTTTTTTATTGATTTAGATTATACTTTTCAAACTCTAAAACCTATGATACAATTTGAATAAGATAATCTAAATCAAAGGTGATGCGTATGGAACGTAAAAAATTGATGGGCGTGATTGGGGAAAATCAACGTCGAGTAGAGCGCCTGCTCTCGGCTGTACGGATGGATGCCCGGGAAGGCGTGAGGGCATTTGAAAGTCGGGCTAATGATCTGGCAGAAGCGCTTTTTATGCTGCAAGAGAGACGCGATTTGAAACTCGTCAGTCTGCGGGCTCAGGCAAATAAACTAATTAAACAGGCATCTCAGCTGATCGCCGATTACATGGAGTTTGATAAAGACCCGGACAAATACTTGCAGGAGCAGATCGAGCGCGCCGAAAAGGTCGAAAAGCGCGGCGGTAAACGAGCAGGATCAGGGCGCCCGTCACTCGGCGTTAAAAAACCGGTCATGATTACCCTGCCACAAGAGGACTGGAATATGATCGATGCCCGGATCGCGGCGGGGGAATATAAAGGATACGCTGATTATTTCAGATCTTTACATAGCAAAGCCCACTAACTAATACAGTCGGTGGGCTTAACTCTTTACTCTAAATTATCAATCGCGTACTGTGCTTCTTCCTTCGTAAATTTCTCACCATGCTCTGATATCAACTGGTCGTAAATATCGGCATCGGACATGCTCATGAGTTCCGCATATTCTTGCGCCTTTTTCAGCGCATTTTCTTTCCAATCGACTTCGAGATTATCGATGGCATATTGAGCAGCATCTGCCGGGAATTGTTCGCCATACTCAGATGTCAGCTGATCGTAAATGCCTGCCTTTGACATGTGCATAGTATCAGCATATAACTGCGCTTTTGTTAACGCAGCTCTATACTCCCTTGGCACAGTTTCCTCTTTTTTCTCCGGCTCCTCTTTTGCCGGTTCTTGCTCTGTCGATTGTTCTTTTACAGGTTCCTCTGCTTCTTGCTTTGCAGCCTCTGCGTTCGCATTGTTAGCCTGATCATCCTTAGCTGTATCATTTGTGGCCGTATTTGTGGTAGTTTCAGTAGCGGCCTGATCGGCTACATTGTCTGCTTGTTCTGCTGGCGCACTAGGATTAGGGTCGGCAGCAAAGGCGATAATTAACACTACGAACAATGCTCCCCCAATGATAAATTTCTTCTTTGCGGTTCCATTCTTTTTGACAGCTGAGATGATGCCCAGAACCATAAAAACAATGAAGCCAATGAAAGATAATACACCAATAAAAGCCCACACGGTAATACAACCCCTCCTGGTAATTTTATGGTTTTAGTCTACCAGACCTAGGAAATTATTTCTAGACTTTCTCCTAATACTTTACAAACGTCAAGGGCATCTGGTATTATTTACCCATATCTTGTTTCTTTTTTTCTCGTACCACTTGCAGGCGCAAAGTGGATTTCTAAGTTCCAATAGTACTTACTGATGTTATGTATTGGTAGGTCGGACAAATTCAACTGAGCTGGGCCGTTAAATGGCCGTTGCAGTTCAACGATTTGATCACTTTTTAAAAAAACCTTTTTGAACATGTATCTGAAACATGTGACATGAAAAAGGTTTTTGGCGATCAATCTTTGAACTTGCAACGGCTTTTTTTGCGTCCCATGAAATTTTGAAAGGTGGTGGTGGCCGATTTCTGTCCGGTTTCAGTCCAGTTGCTATTGGGCTAAATGAATTAAATTAAAAGTTGTTAGTTCGACATTTTGCGACAGCGGGGTGTCGAGGGAAGGCTTAAAATAGGATCACGAGATGATAAGTATTACTTAACAACATGCTCGGGGGAGAGTAGAAAATCTACTCATTCCTGTCGCTGGACCATCTCAGTACATATAAATCAGTCACACGGCAATTGAGAAAGTGGGCGGCGTTGATTGCGAATTCAAGCGACATTTTCGCCTTTCCCGAAATTAACTGACTTACATAGGAGCGGGAACAGTTCATATGTCGTGCGAATTCTGCCTGCGTTATCCCTTTCTCTTCTAAGCGGTCTAGCAACAGGCATTCCCCGAGCCGGAATGCCATTGGAAACTCCTTTCCAAACTATGTTAAAATTACGAACGTTTGTTCTAGTATCTGTTCGTATTTTGTGGTATGCTCGTCTTAACATCTCACTCGGAAAAATATTACATCTAGGGGGTATGACCTATCAAACCAATTTATACTATCCGCACTGAAGAACTCTTAGAGCGATTAAAACAAAGAGGTCTTGATGTCTCCGAAGCCGAAAAGTTTTTGAATGAACTTTCTAGTCAAGAAGATCAGCAGCCGACTGAATTAACTGAGCAAGTTTCTTCTTCTGTTCCTCAGTGAGCGGTTTGCCTTTTCTTGTTAAGTTGTGATTGGCTAATTCCTCAATAGGTATTTCGTCAAGCTCTTTTCCAGTCAAATATGGAGGGGAGCTTTCTCTTATTTGATCATCCTGATAATCAATGTTATGACGCAGGCAAAAATCTACAAGTTCATCCCAGAAATCATCAAGCGTTTTGTTTATGATTATGAATCTGTCCAAAGACTCAATACCTTGCTTAATAGTTCGATAATTATAGTATTTGTTAAACTCCTCAATAGCCCATTCCTCATCTACAGACTTGTCTTCTTCATCCCGTTTTAAGTAATCAGAATACCACTTGTCAAAAGAATTTATATCCCCAAATGATGAGCGTTCGTATACCTCTTTATCTGAAGCATATCCACCAAAAATTTTGAAAATGTCCTCGTGGTATCGAGATGGGAAGAGGTTTTCGTCATTAGCAATTTTCTTTAATAAAGCAGTTATTTTTTTCTCCATCTTACGTTCTTCAGAATAAATCTCAGATAACATCTCGTTTTCCGGGTCGTCTTTATCCCAGTATCCGGCCAGAACCATAAGTTCAGCATAGGATGTGTCAAGGGCTTTAGACAATTTTTTAAGGATTTCAGGGGAAACCTTAAGCGGTTTGTTCGTACCTCTCCGGTAACCATTCTCAATATCTGAGATGTATGTATGTGAAAGTCCAGTCAGATCAGCAATATCTCTTAAAGATCGTTTTCCTCTGAGTTGTCTCAAAAAATTCCCGAGTTCATTACTCATGTGAGTGAAAACCCCCTTTTTCAAAATGTAAACAAAGCACAACAAATAATGTAAAACAAAACTTACAAAAAGTCAATTGTACCATAAAAAAAAGTTGTTGCACAGACTATACATTGACGCCAAACGGATGTAAACTGTGTACAACAGAAAGTGAGGTGAACAAACGATATGAAAAATATAGTTAGATATTTGCGAAGAAGTCAGGAATTTGATTGGACACAAGATGAGCTAGCCGAAAAGGTTGGCGTATCACGCGCAACGATTTCTGCAATCGAGAATGGGGCCAGCACCTCAGTAGAGGTATCTATTAGGATTGCCAAAGTTTTCAATCGTGATGTACGGGAAATTTTTTTTGACACCGATGTTGTACAGAATTTACAAGATAATCGCAAAGAATGTTCTGATTCGGTAAGCAAGAACGCGCAAACAAATGTATATGCACCTTAGAGGCAAAGCGAGAAAGGGGATGGGAGCAAATGAACAAACCGCAAATTTTCAATTTCAACGGCGCACAGATTCGAACAATTGAGAAAAACGGCGAACCATGGTTCGTACTGAAAGATGTATGCCAGGTTCTTGAATTGAGCAATCCGCGCATGGTAAAGGATCGACTGCCAGAGGATGTAAGTTCAACTTACCCCCTTCAAACAGCAGGAGGCGTACAACAAACCACCATCATCAACGAAGACGGCCTGTACGACGTGATTCTTGAAAGTCGCAAACCGGAAGCACGTGCGTTTCGAAAATGGGTCACGTCGGAAGTACTCCCAGCGATCAGACAGCATGGCGCCTACATGACGCCTGCAAAAATCGAGGAGGTACTCCTTAATCCAGACACAATCATCGATTTGGCTCAACGCCTCAAGCAAGCAAATGAGGAGCGGGATAAGTTGGTCCAAAAAGTCGAATCTGACCGACCGCTAGTACTCTTTGCAAAATCGGTGACAGCAAGTAAGAACAGTATTCTTGTTGGGGAGCTCGCCAAACTTATCAAACAAAACGGTGTTGATATGGGGCAGAACAGATTATTCGCTTGGATGAGAGAAAACGGCTATTTGATCAGCCGACGCGGTACAGATTACAACATGCCCACACAGCGGTCGATGGAGTTGGGGTTGTTCGAGATCAAAGAAACCTGTATCAGCCATTCTGACGGCCATGTGACAGTGAACAAGACGCCGAAGGTAACTGGCAAAGGGCAACTGTATTTCATCAATAAATTTCTTTCACAGCCTGTACAGCAAGTGTAAGGGGGAGGAGTGATTATGAGCGAAAAGTCGCAAGTTATCCCGCTGCTGGAAGCATTACAAGCACTGAAACCTGGTTCTCTGGCAACGCAAGCAGACGTAGACAGATTCAAAAAGATCGTTACCGACTTTGTTGAGCATCAGAACAGAATCGTGACTAATTTGTCTCGGCGGCTCGAAGTGGTTGAGGGCGATATGGAGGACATATACGCCGACGACATCGCCAAAATGGCAGGTCTCATGTTTATCGAGCACAAAGGTCTGGAAGAGGAATTCTTGGACTTTCTAGAGGCGAAAACGATTGAAATATCCAGAGACGGACTCGTTCAGTGATTCTCTTTGCTCTTTGAAAAACCGAAAACGAATCAAAACCAAACGAAAGGGCGTGACCACATGCCAATTATGATCCACCCGGTACACCGCCGGATGGCTGAACTGTTTAGAAAAATGAAGGATGGAACGTTGAACGTTTTTGAGGCAAGCGAGATGATGCATTGCTTACAAGTAAACGCTGATCTGGTCCACAAGATCGACGGATACAAAGAAGCGGCATACGCCGGGCAAGTCATCGGCAACATGGATCTGGTCCAGCACTTTTCCGCAAAACTTGATGAGATGGAGGCGAAATGTACATGAATCTAGCGCAAGATTACCGCGAAGAAATGGCGTTTTGGCTAAGCGTTAAGATGGATGCTGATATGCGTGGCGATAAAGTGACTTCGGACTTCGCGCTTTCACAATACCGCAGGAATCGCGAGAAACTCCGGGAGTTGTGGGGTGATCCTCATGTCGGACGAATTGCTTGATCGCCTCGGAACATACTTCCTCCACTTCAACATCGGCGCCCGTTACGGCATTACCTTTGACGACTTTGTCGGGCGGGTACAGCGCGGGGTTTGGGTCGCATGGCTGGCGGCGTAGAACTCGACCGCTTCTCACGGCCGCTGTGGGGCGAGCAGGAGCGCCGAACGCCGAAGGAGGATAAACTGGCCGCCTACAATCGAGAGCGCGATGAGCGGCTTGAGGAGGGCCTGAAAGGAGGTGAGGAAGACGATGGCGACAGTGACTGAGGTCAAAGAGAAAGCAGAGAAGGTGGTTGAGACCCTGAGCAAATTGCGGGATGGCATCTCAGATGTCTATAACAGCACTCATTCAATACTCGAAACATTATCACAATTTGCTTATACGGGGCTGGACGATCTGATCGGAGATGTTGAGGAGATCCGTGATGATCTGGAGGACCTTGAAGAGGCTGAAAATCAGTAGCCTATTATTTTTTTGCCAAAATCGGGACTTTGAGCCTAAAAGGAGCGATGTTTGATGAACAAATTGACCGTTGAACTGGAATTAGACTGGTTCGATTCCGATACCGGGACAGTTTCAGACGAACTCAAAAATGAAGTGATTAGAGGCCTCCAGGATCGACTCATAAGCAAGGTCGAGAAGCAAGTTCAGTCGACTATTGAGGCGAAAATCACCGAAGCAGCTGACAAAGTCACCGGCGATTTCCTCATCGCCATCTTTGAGGAGAAACTTCAGAACATCAAAATCCCTTGGGAAACGGGAATGTGGCGGGAAGAAGTTAAGTTGCTATCTCTCAGTGAGTATGTAGGCAAACAGTACGAAAAGTTCCTTGAACGGAAAGTGTTTGATGAACGCGGAAATCGTACAGAACGCGATGCCAAGTATACGATTCACGAATATTTCGCTCGGAACATGCTTGGGAAAGAGCTTGAAAACAAACTTGCAGCACTTATTGCGAATGCGAGACAGCGGGCGGAGGATACCGTTTTGAACACCCTTGAAAAGAATCTACGTGAGCAGCTATCCGCTGATATTATCAGCCGGTTGAACATTCCTTCGATGCTCAAGAGTTTGCAGGAAAAGGCGGCCGAAATCGAATTGAACGGGCAATAAAAATCAAGCGAAAGTGAGGAAAAACCATGGACGAAAAAACGCTGCAATACATGGGTGAGCGGGTTGATAAAGCCCGGGAATTGAAGGGGAAAATCAAGGAATTGAAGCACTTCCTTGAATATAGCGAAGGCAAGTCGTCTTACATCCAAATTTGCAATCACCATCACAACGGCCCTCAGATTAGTAGTCAGGTCCATCTACGACTATTTGAAAAGGCAAAGGCAGCAATCCTGAAAGAAATCGAAGAAGAGATCAAGCTCCTGGAGCAAGAGCTTGCGGAACTGTAGGAGGATGCCGATGCCCGAAACACCACAAATACCAACCGCTATCATAAAGAGCATTTACGAGCGGCAGCCGACTGTTGTCCGGATTGACCTTAACAATTACCTGTACGCCCTGGATTGGTTGCAAACAGAGGAAGACCCGCAAACAAGGGCTCAGTTGATTGGTGAGCTGGAACGGTTAGAGCAAAAGTACGGCGTGAAGGTAGACAGAAAAAAAGCCGCCCTGTAGGAGCGGTCAATAAGTAAATACCCAAGACCAATATATCACGGAAAGTGAGGATAGCAAATGGCAAAGCAAATTAGATTCATCCGGCTTGAACTTCAAAACTTCGCCGGGATCCGGGAACTGAAAGAACAATATGGCGATATCACTCGGCTGTCAGGTAAAAACGGCGAGGGGAAAACAACCTTCGGGGAAGCTCCGGCGTGGATCTTCTTCGGTACTGATATCTGGGGGAATCGTTTTAACCCAACTCCAACGACATATGAGTTTGGCCGAGTATATGCGGAGTTGACGCTTACAGTGGACGGTGCCGAAATGACATTCGCTCGGGAGATCAACGAGAAGGGCACCAATCATTTTTACATCAACGATGTACCGACTAAGGCGAAAGAGTTCGAGGCTGCAGTAGTCGATTTACTTGACAAAGAAACGTTCTTATCTCTTTATAACCCGGGTTATTTCTTCACCCAGCATTGGACTAAACAGCGGGATCAGATTCTCAAGTATTCCACTCCGCCGGCAAAGTCCGAAGTTTTAGCCGAAATGAGTCGGACGAATCCGGAACAGAAGCTGAAGGACATCCCGCTCAACCCAGCTGCGGCGAAATTGGACGATTTGACAAAGAAACACTCGCTTGACGATCTCCAAAAAATCCATGGTGGCACCGGCGGCTTGAAATCAAAGCTTGAAAAGCAACATATCGCCGATCAGAGCCGTACCAAAACCCTCCGTGAACAACTGGACCGCCTGCCGGCTGCACCGGATGACATTGAGGCAGCAAAAACCGAATCGGCGGCGCTGCTGGAACAAATCCAGAAGATCAACGCTCAGATTGAAGCAGCGAAGGAAGCCAACGACAATCGGGCCGCGGTTCAGGCGCAACTCATGGCGGCGCAGAAGCAAGTAGAGTCCGCCAAAGACCGGTACATGAAGGTTTACAACGAGCCGATCGAAGATACCTGTCCGACATGCCAGCGTCCACTGGACGAGGAAGCCGTCAAAGCGGTCACCGACAGCAAAGAGAAACGCAAAGAAGAACTGCGGGCTGAGCATGCGGTGCTGGTCGCTAAGCGCAAGGAACTTGAGGGGCAATTGGCCGCCATCGAACCGGTTGACGTCTCCGAACTATGGGAGAGTATGCGTGAGCTTGAACGGAAGCGGGATGCTCTGGAGGACATGATCCACGCAGACAAGGCCCGGCAAGGTCTCAAGGCGGAAGTCGAAGCAGCGAAGAAGGCCGAGGACGAAACGCTCGCAGCCCTCAAGGAATCCATCTTTATCTTGGACGCGATCAAAGCGTACCGGGCCAAGGAGGCCGAACTCCAGGCTGAAAAAGTCCAGTCTCTATTCGAACGGTTAAAAATTCGGCTATTCAAATATGTCAAGACCACGGGCGAGTACGAGCCGGACTTTTCGATCCAAATGGACGGCAAGGATTACGCAACTCTCTCCACTGGCGAAAAAATTGCCGCAGGGCTCGAGCTCACGGAAGTGCTGTACAAGCAATCCGGCCTGATCGTCCCGACCTTTATCGACGGGATCGGGGAGTACACGGGTAGGGTGGCAGTTTATGGTCAGTTGATCACGGCCCGAGCGGTCGAAGATCGTGAACTTACGATCGAAACGGAGGATATCTCATGAAGCAGGGCAAGAACCCCACCCGGCGCCAGAAAATTATCATCAAAGAAGCCGGCTTAAACCCTGAAAACTGGCTCGTATGCAAGTCGTTGCCGGAGCGGTTGGTCCTAACGCATCGCTATACCGGTACCGAAAAAATCATTTTCATTTAGGAGGTACTCATTCAAATGGCAAGTGCAAATCAATTGGTTACGGTTGGAAATTGGAGCGTAGAAGATATTCAAACGATGAAGGAAACACTCGCCGCAGGAACGACAGATGCTCAATTTCAATTGTTTTTACGGACGGCACACGCCTCTGGCCTTAATCCTTTCTTAAACCACATTTATGCGATTGTCTATCAAGGCAAGATGTCGCTCCAAATCGGGATCGAGGGGGTTGCTTACCTCGCTAAACAGCACGAAGGATACAGCGGTTATGACGCCCAGGTAGTATGTGAGAACGACGCGTTCAAAGCCAAAAAGTCCACGGTGTACAACGAAAAAACAGGCGAGCGTGAAGATGAATGGACCATCGTGGAACATGAGATAGGATTCCCGCGCGGGAAAATTATCGGGGCATATGCGATCGCTTACCGTAAGGGGTTCCCTCCATTCACTGTATTGATGGATTGGAGCGAAGTCGAACATTTCTTAAATAGCCCAATTCCTAACCAAAAAACGATGTGGACCAAGTACACGGCCGACATGTTCAAGAAGCACGTAGCGAAACGGGCTTTGAAGGGGCAATTTGGAATTGATATCAACGAGGATGAAGTTCCCGGAAATGGTTCAACATTGACTGAATCGGAACCACAGCGCCGCGATATCACCGCTGAAGCGAACGCTGCTACAGCAGCCACTAAAACGCCGCCTCCCGCTGAACCAGAGAATGCGGCGAATCCAGACGATGAAGCTGAACTGAAAAAATGCAAGGTCCAGATGAAAAAGAACTTTGTCGCATTGGGGATCACGACGCCTGAAGCTATGCAAGAATACACCGACCAGTACGGCAAATTCAAAAGCGAAACACCGACGCTTGAAGAAGTGAAGGCTCTCCTGAAGGTGATGGACCTTCATATCGCCGAGAAGCGGCAGGCTGAGCAAGATGAGCTCCCATTGTGATGTCGTACAACTCGACCTGTTCGGCGGCGCTGATTTAAATCCGCCGCCGGATCCGGCCGGGGAAGTGCTGAACGGCGTGTATTACGAGGCCGAAACTGATCTGTTTGTCTCCTTTGTGCTTGGCCGTAGGTATTACGAATGGCCGGCAAAGGGATGCGAATTTGATAGAAGCTGGCAGGAACGAATCAAAAGGGAGAGATCGATATGAAAGTCGAGATCCTAGCAACCGGTTCGGACGGTAACTGCATCCACCTCAAAAGCGGCGGCACCGGGATCCTGATCGACGCCGGTAAGTGGAGGCGGGACCTGGAAAAGCGTTTGCTGGCCAGAGGGATCAACGCCGCGACGGATATCCAAGCCGTATTTATCACCCACGCTCACGGCGATCATATCCGCGGACTGACACTGGCCAAGAAGTACCGTATCCCGGTATGGGCCACGGACGGCGAATGGAAAGGTATCTCCGGTGTGGATGATGAGTTGCGCCGGGTGCTGGAAACGCGCTGGGGCAAATACGAGCCCGTTCGGATTGGTGATCTGACGGTCCGCCCCTTTCGGACCTATCACAACACCTACGAGCCAGTCGGCTACGCGGTCGAGGACGACATTGGGAACCGCGCGTGCGTGGTATTCGATACCGGACAGGTTGATGACGAGATGCTCGGGATGATGGAGGGGAACATCTACATCATTGAGGCAAACCACGACCCGGACATGTTGCGGGATGGCCCTTATGATGATTACCTCAAGGACCGGATCGCCGACCCGTATCGCGGCCACTTGAGTAATGAACAGACGGCGGCTGCGCTTAAGAGGCTGATAAAAGGCCGTGGAGAACGGATTTACCTGACCCATTTGAGCAGCACGAACAATACGCCGGAGCTCGCGTCGCAGGCAGTACGGATGGCGTTATTCGAAAAGGGATTGATCAATAAACGAGATTATTTTCTGGAGGTGGTTTAGCGTGATAAAAATCAAGATCGTAAAATCTGATTCCTCTTGTTTTCCTCCTGTTGGCAGTATTCATGAGGCTAGGAAACTTAATCGGGATGGTACTCTCATTGATTTGTTTCCGAACTACCAAATCATTGAAGGCAAATTCTCCGGGACTATCATTCCATTCGAAAATGCAATGGAGCTTCCCAAAATACGCACTTATACCGAATCCGAGTACAACGAGGTCTTGCGGCAGCGGGACAAAGCGATTGATGATCTGGCCAAGTACGCCCAGAATATCGTGGATTTGCAAAATGAATTGAACCAGATGCGGAAGAAGATTGAAGTGCCGCGGCGTGTAGCTAACGCCATTGAAACCCTGAGCAAGATGGGATGGACAGCAGCAGATATGTACGAAAGCACAATGGACCCGGATAGAGGGGAGTTTCCTAATCAGTTAGTGGAATTCGCATCCGTGCGAGGCAGGCAGGTGCTTTTGGAGGTTTTGGTCAATGGCTACACCATTGAGAAAACGGCGGAGGATCGTCTGAAGGAAAAGGTCGCGGCTTTAATTGATGAGTGGTACAACTCATCCGAAACTGATGCCGGTTACGAAGCGGAAATCCGACAGCTCGCCGACCAGATCGTGGAGCATGCAAAGCAATTAACCTGAACGTTGGTGAGGAGGTATGGCAAACCCGCAACTTGAGGATGGTTACACACAGCTTGCGAATGAATTGTTAGAACAAGCTGCACTACACAAATTCAACGGAACTCAATATGCAATCATCCTGGTTATATGGCGGTACACCTACGGATTCAAACGGAAAGAACATCAACTGGCAACTGGATTTATCGCAAAAGCTGTCGGTGCTGATCTATCCGGAGTGAAGGAAGAATTGAACAAGCTGATTGAGAGGAGAGTCGTTCTTGTTACCAAAGAAGGGAAGGGGCCAAGACCACGGTCCCTCTCCTTCAACAAGAATTATGAGGAGTGGCTACCGGTAGACAATTCTCCACCATTAAGTAAAAAAGCTAGTGGTGGACGATCCTCCACCATAATGGTAGACAATTCTCCCCCAATAGTGGTAGACAATTCTCCCCCCAAGAAAGAAAAAAGAAAATATATAAAGAAAGGAGATATATATATGTCTGAATCTCCAAAAAAACTTAAATTTCACGACACCGTATTTCTTACTCTCGAGCAATACGAAAAGCTGTGTGCAGAATTTGGAAAGCAGCGAGTGGATGATACCATCGAAGCACTCGATGAATGGCAATCAAACAAAAAGCCATCTCAGCATAAGAAGGACCATAACAAAACTCTACGCGTTTGGATCAAGAAGGACCTGGAGAGAGCCAAGGCGCGCTTTAAACCAATGGCTCAGCGCAATAAGGAAGAGCTCGACATCCTAAATCAGTTCTATGAGGAGGGGGCGGCTCGTGAAGCAAACGGAAGCAGCAAAGTTTCTTATGATGATCAAGACCGCTTATCCCTTCTTTGAGGTTACGGAGGCCGGCACCCGGCTGTGGCACACGATGTTACAGGACATCGATTACGATACTGCCCAGCAGCGCCTGGCTCATCACATCCGGACGAGTAAATACGCTCCCACGATCTCAGAGATTGTTCAGGCTCCGGAAGAGGAACGTTCATATTACGACCTAGTGCGGCTCGAAGAACAACAAGAACAGTTGGCCCTTCAAGCCTACAACGAACACGCTGTACCCATGCCTGATCATATCCGCGAACGGCTCGAGCGCCTCGTGAAGAAACGGAGGGTGAACGGCAATGAGTCTTGATGCAGAACAGGCGGTGTTGGGGGCGCTCCTCAAGAAGTCCGAGCTGATGGACGATTGTTACTTGTCACCGGATGATTTCGATCCGGAAGGACCAAACGGGACCGTAATGAATGCTCTCCGATGGGCGTACGAGAATCTCGCTGAAAGGCCGGGCGTGAAAGACCCGTTCGATCCGTTGGTTCTGGCGGAGCATTGGGGAAAGAACCTCGAAAAAATCGGGGGCCTCTCGTACTTAATGCGTCTGAGAAGCTCCGTCCCGAGTACTGCGAATTTTGATCAGTACCAGCGAATTGTGCGGGAGGCAAGCATCCAACGGCAAGCGACGGCAGCCTTACAAGCGGCCCTATCAGGTGGAGACGTTGATCTGGGTCAGATCAAGGAACAAATGGAACGTCTGCAGGAGCTCAAAAATCAGGGAATAGTGGACGGAATGAAGTGGATTCCAGATGTTTTGGAAGGCCATCCCCAAGAGATTATGGCCCGCGGATCCAGAAGTGGAATGAACGGGGCTCGGACGACGAGTGTCGAGCTGAATGAGATGGGGGGCGGTCATCAGAAACAGGACCTTACCATCATAGGAGCACGGCCAAGTATCGGTAAAACAGCATTCGTGGTCAATGATTCGAAATCGGCAGCAATGTCCGGTTGGACAACAGTGTTGTTCTCCGGCGAGATGCCGGCAAAGGATGTGGCTGAGCGATACATTTGCGATATCAGCGGCATCGACGCGAAGAAGGTTCAGAAGGGGCGCTTAACTGAGAACGATTGGGACAGTTACAGCAAAGCGCTTGAAATACTAGATCAACTTCCCATCTACATCGACGATACGCCCGGAATGACCGTCGAATACATCTGGCGCCAAACGAAAGCGATGAAGAAGAAGCATGCCAACTTGATCGTCTATATCGATTACCTGCAGCTAATCGAAACAGAGAAGAAGTTCAGCCAGACCGCCGATCGGGTGAATTACGTATCGAAGCAGCTGAAGAAGATGGCTCGCACCTTTGACATCCCGGTAGTCGCAATCAGCTCGGTTGGCCGCAAATGCGAAGAACGAAACGACAAGCGCCCGATGATGTCCGACCTCCGGGAATCCGGGAACATCGAATTTGATGCTGATGTGATCATCTTCCTGTATCGAGATGACTACTATTACCCGGATACCCCTTGGAAAGGCATAATCGAGCTGATAGTAGCGAAGGGCCGGAAGATTGGGACAGGAATGATTCAGATGTTTTTTAACCGCAAAAACGGGCGGTTTACGAATCTTAGCGAGGATGATAAAGCAAGGCTGCGGGAGAAGGTGCAGGAGTATGAGCAGACGAGAAATCGAAAACGATGAGGTATTTCGCAAGGCAGAATACGAAAAATTCAAGCTTGCGGCCGAATTGGATGACCCACTTAGTGGAATGACACCGGAGGAACGCAAGCGGAAAATGGCGATTTATGACCGCACTTGTGAATTGATTGAGCGGTATCGGCGCGGCAGGTTGGTGCAGAAATACCCGGGGCTACGAGAGCAGTTTCGCATCCTTGGGTGGGAGTTTCAGGAGTTTGAGGGCGAATATGATTCGGCTCATGACTTTCTCGAGACCGATCCGCCTCCAACATCACCGCCTGAAACCGCACCCGCGGCGGAAACGGCGGCGAAACCTTCTGCAGCAGCCCCGTCAAGCAAGCCGGAACCGCGAAAAAAAGGCATTGCCGACTGGCTGGATGATGACGATTGAAAGGAGCGGAGGTCATGAAGATCCGTCAATGGTTGTGGCGGTTTATGGGATGGATTATTCGCAAGAAGAAGTATTTGAGACAGGAGATTGAACGGCTAGAAAGGGAGGAATGGACGTGAAGATAACTATTTCCAAGCAAGAGCTGCATGAGGCCCTGCAGCATGTGTCCAAGGCGATCAGTGGAAGGGCCACAGTACCGATCCTAACTGGCGTAAAACTGGACGTATTTCGGACAGAGGGCGTCAAGCTCACGGCCAGCGACATTGACACCACAATCCGCGCGGAGATTCCGGTGGAGGATGGGGTTGTGACAGTACACGAAAGCGGTAGCGTCGTCCTCCCGGCCAAGTTCTTCGTCGAGATCATCAAGAAGTTGCCAAAAGAGACGGTGGACATCGAGGTTCAACCAGGCTTCACCACCCTGATCACCTCGGGTAAAACGAAGCTGAATTTGGTCGGAATGGACCCGGAGGAGTTCCCGGCGACCCCGATTGGGGACGAGGACCCGACGTTATCGCTGCAAGGAGACGAGCTCAAGGAGTTGATCAGGTCAACGGCGTTCGCGGTTTCCACCAGCGAAACCTCCCCGATTCTGACCGGGGTCCTTTGGGAGTTATCCGCCGGCCGGCTGCAGCTGACCGCGACAGATCGACACCGGCTGGCCCGCGTTGCAGTTGATGGAGCTGCCGATCAGGAGATCAGTTTCCACAACGTGGTCATTACGGCCCGGACGCTGAACGATCTGGCCAAGATCATTAGCGACGATGAAGAGGTTCAAATCTCAGTTGGCACCAGTCAGGTATTGTTCCGCGCTGGACGGGTTAATTTCTTCTCTCGCGTGCTAGACGGCAACTACCCGGATACGTCGAAGATCATTCCGACAACGTTTCAATCGGAGTTGGAAGTTAGCACAAAAGCATTCGCGGACTCGATCGATCGGGCCCACTTACTGGCCCGGGAAGTAAAGACTAACATCGTACGGTTGGAGGTTGATGCGGAGGGCGCAGTGCGGATCGAATCAACATCAGATGGGGTCGGCAAGGTGGTTGAGCAGATTGATGCAGACAAATTCACCGGCGACCCGATCAAAATCTCGTTCAATTCCAAATACATGCTGGATGCGCTGAAGGCCACGGACAGCGATCATCTACACATCGGATTTACGGGACCTATGAGTCCGATCATCATCCGGCCGCAGGGGGGCGGCAGCAGCGACAAACTCAATCTGATCCTGCCGTATCGGACTGGTGTATGACGCGTTTTGTGGGAATCGACCCGGCGACGAATACCGGCTTTGTCGCCTTAGATGAAAAGGGGAACGTTCTTCGGGCGAAGGAATTAACCGGGGTAAAATCGGACACTCCGCACATGATCCGTACCTTGCATGATGAGATATGGCGGCACCTATATGAGGATGATCTAGTGGCTATTGAGGGCTTCGCGCTCGATGCCCAGGACACGAACAAGGTTTCCAGCGGATGCAACTGGGCGGCCCGGATGGCGACTGACAGGAAAGTTGGAGCATTCATCTCCCCACGGCCGAGCCAACTTAAGAAATTCGTGGATGTTTCCGAGTGGGAGCCTGATCCGGATAGGCCAGGTAAGAAGCGGCGACTTACCGGGAAAGCGGTCAAAAAGTTGGTCATGGAACAGGTGGAAATGCGATGGGGATATAGGCCGCCAACCGACAACATAGCCGATGCCTATGTTTTGGCCAGGATCGCCAAAGCTGTGCATGAGGTTAAATGTTATGCCTCACATCTCGAAGATTACCCGCCATACCAGCAGGAAGTCATAATGGCAATCATCGACCCGAGCACGGTCAAAAAGCAGAAGAAATCCAAACCGAAAACGAACAAACGGCGCGGGAAGCCCGCGGCGGCGGACGGTCACACCCATTTAGCAGAACAACAGTTCTTATTTGATGTCTGAGAGGAGGGAACAACTTGCAGTTAGCAGAGAATATCCAATACAAAACGTCAGCATTTCTGTTCGCGGGAATCGGCGGAGCCACCGCCGGAGCACTCCGCTCAATGATTGAATTTGGTGGGAAGGTATACAAATTCAAGGTACTATGTGCAATCGACAGCGACCCTGTGGCTTGCCATAATCATGATCTTATAACCGGAGAGAAGACATCGGTATGCATGGACCTCTTCAAGCGTTGGCAGTATGAAGCCTGGCACGGCCATGAACCGCCGGCGGATTGGCGGGAGATGACGCCATGGGATATCTGGCAAGCATTCAAACAACAGGTTCCGTTTTTCCTCTTTCTATCACCACCCTGCAAGGGATTGAGCGGGTTATTACCGCAAGGAAAGGCTGAAACGGAGAAATACCAGGCTCTCAATTACCTTACCGTTCACGGTTTGGAGCTGACGCTGAGAGCATGCGATGAATACGGTGGAAGCGTGCCGGCGGTCATTCAACTGGAGAATGTGCCGCGGATAACCACGCGGGGGAAGTCGCTTCTTCAGCAGATCAAAAAGCTGCTCAAAAAATATGGGTACGCGGTGAGCATACGGGCGGATCACAACCTAGGAGAGATCGGTGGACTCGGGCAAAATCGGGTTCGTTTCCTGATCATGGCTCGTCATGAGGCACAAATCCCTAACGTGATTTACTACCCTGAGCGAAAACCACTCCGCTCGATCGGTGATGTAATCGGACCGCTGCCAGCTCCAGGAGATACGGAAGCAGGTGGCCCGTTGCATAGACTTCAGCGGCTCCAGTGGAAAACGTGGATGCGTTTGGCGCTTATTCCTGCAGGCGGTGATTGGCGTGATCTTAACAAGGTGGACTATCAAAACCTCCGGGTGGTCCATGAGCCGCGGCGCGGCGCTTACGAGGTAACCGATTGGGGCGAAACGGCCAGAGCTGTTACCAGCACGGCCGGTCCTGGAAGGAGTAACGGCGTCGCAGCGGTATCTGATCCGCGGCTCAATCTTGGAGAAAGTGGCAAAACGAACATCTTGCGTATACAACCGAGTGAGCAGCCTGGCGGGTGTGTGACGGGCGTTCCTGGCCCGTTCCAAGGAGCAGCTTGCATATCTGATCCGACGCTACCGGAACGATCAAATAGGCACCCTGCACAGTACAGGATTGTCCGGACTGAGGAGCCAGCTCCTTGTGTCACCGGAACTCGGCTGGGGAGCGGTGCGATTGCAGTTGCTGATCCTGCCCTTAATACGAAACTCATGCCAGATAGTTACGGTGTACAAGAATGGGATTCTACGTCAAAAACGATTCGCTCCAATAATCGGGTGATGCAGTCGGCAGCCAGTATCAGCGACCCTCGTATATCGGAAAGCCCCGGCCGACACACATACAAATTTCGGGTCCAAGATTCCGAGGAGCCAGCTGCGACAATTACAGGATGCGCTGATGTACAAAGCGGCGCTCAGTTGATAGCTGATCCATCCATAAAGAGCGCGCCTCGCGCCGATACGCTCGGGGTTCAAGAATGGGATCGGTCGGCCAAGACGGTAATTGGAAGCGCAGACGTACACGCAGGTGCTGCGGCGGTAGCTGATCCTCGTCCAATACCGGCGGATAATGACCGGGGCGTTTGGATCATCCGGGCGTTGGACGGTACCTGGCACCGCCCGCTTACAACCTACGAATTGGCCATGTTGCAAAGCTTCCCTCGATATCTTCCGGATGGTCGTCCATTTCAGTTGGAAGGCTGTAACGACGCCAAGGCCCGGGAATACATCGGAAATGCCGTTCCGCCTGACGCGCAGGAAGAAATGGGCAACGTGATTTTGCTGGCAGCTGCGGAGGCAGAGGCCGGGATCACGTTCCGGTTATCCTTCGATCCAGTTTGGGTTTCTCCTGCGGACGAAGAGCGAGCACCGGCGGTGGTTCACTAATGGACCGAAAGAGGAGGAGCACTGTGAGTCATCTCACCCACGACGAATGCATGACGCTGCTGGCTGGTATCCAGGCAGCTCAGCCCGGTGACTGGACGCACGATTTGACCACCATACTTGACGGACCGGCCCGCTTTGTCGCCCGAGTCGTGATCCCGGATGGGCTGGAGGTAGTGTACTTCCGACATCCAGACGTGGCCGGGGCATGGCCGGCGGCGAATTGGGATCGCTTCGCGGTGGCGCGGGTGCCGCAGCAGGTGGAGCAGATGACGTTGTTTTGATGTTTTATCAAAATTAGGGAGGGAAGGGAGCAATGAAAGGTAAACCGGAGTTTGCAGTATATAAGGGCGACGATTTACTGGTCTTGGGCACGGCAGAAGAATGCGCGGCAAAGCTCGGGGTTACTCCAAGATACATTTACTGGCTCACGACGCCAGTTAACATACGAAGAATTGAAAAAAGTAAGAATCCGGAAAAATGTACGGTTGCAATCCGGTTGGATGATGATGGGGAGGAGGAATAAAACCGTGGAAAAGACCAATAAAGCGTCAGCTCTAATCGTACGTCCTGGTGAAAGCTATACGTTCCAGTTTCTCAATAATCTGCCGATCACATGGATCGTCGATGTGATCAACGAGCAGGAGGACCGGATCTACATCCATAAAAGCGACGGAACGAGCAAGATGGTAAGCTTCAGACATTTCGTCGATCTGTATCGGCGTTACGGCGTAAGTGCCGTGTAGACACAAATAGCGAAGGAGTGAATGTATGGCTAAATGCGAGAGCTGTTACTACAACCGTGAGATGATGGCAAATGGAGTAAAGATCACAGCTTGTTACTATAGGCTCGAAACAGGGAGGCCTTTGTACGGGCGAGCGGACGATCCTACGTATTGCAGCGGATACGAACCATCGGAAAAACAACTCGAATTAGCATTTGATTAATGCACAATCCGAAAAACAACACACTAACACCCCCGGCCTACATTTAGGGGGCCAGGGTATAGGAGGTATACAAGGATGGAAGTAACAGAACAAAATTCCTGCACATGTCATAACTGCTTTAGATTCTCACATTATGCGGTTGAAATCAAGTATGGAACTAATAACAGCTTTTATCTCTGTGCTAGATGTGCTGATGCACTTAAAGACGAACTCAAGGAGGTAAGAGAGTAATGGGAAAGTTAATCGATGCTGTTGAGATGACCAATAACCCTTTAGAAGCAATAAAAGCCATCGAATCAATTTTGAAAAGCAGGTATAGTTCGTAGTTCGAAAAAAATAGCGAAATAGAAGGGATTGATATAAATGGCACTTACCCTTGAACAAATGTACGAAATGCAAAAGCAGCTCGACGCCAGGATCATCCGGGAGAAAGGGCTGGAAGGTCAGGACTTGTTGCCAAATACGGTACTGGCCTTGCAGGTCGAGATCTGCGAGCTGGCAAACGAATGGCGCGGGTTTAAGCATTGGAGCAATGATCGGGAGCCCAGATATGAAAAACGGTCCATTGCTTTTCGGGATAAGGAAGACGGAACGGGTGAAGCGTTTGAGCATGTGACCTATCCGCTTCTGGAGGAATACGTAGACTGCTTGCACTTTTTCTTGAGTATCGCGCGGCAGTTGGATTTACCGGCGGATGATCTTTACATCCCGGACGATACGATCGAAGGGGAAACAACAGTTTTGTTTACTGAGCTTTTGCACAATGTCGGGATGATCATGGGACACGAATTTTTATATGAGTGGCCTGAGGACTTCAAAAAGCAGCAAAGAAATTTTTTCCGCGGAGCCATGGCAGTCTTCTATTCGCTCGGTGAACAACGTCTTGGTTTTACATTCGAACAGATCGCCGACGCCTACGCCGCTAAGAACGCTGTTAACCATGAGCGTCAGTCAAGCGGGTATTGAGGTGATCCTGATGTATGACAAGGGGCTTAAGCGTGAGTTTTGGACGCCAGAGCAAATCGCGGAGCATTGTAAAAAGATCGGAGCGGACGGGCCGCCACCTAAGAAGATCATCGAAAGTCATCTGAACACAACGGCGCCGCAGCTATCCTCTAAGAGTCGCAAGTACCGGAAACGGGGAGGCGAGTATTAAGGTGATCATCTTTTTATCCATTATCGCCGGCGTGTCGTTTCTTGGAACCATAGCTGAGGGAGACCGAAATAAATCATTCGCTCAGAATCTGGCCATGATATGCTGCGCGGCGATCGTAGCAATCGCAATTATCGTGATGAATCGATAGAAAGGAGAATTGAGCTATGAGTTGGTTGAGAATAAACATCCAAACAGAGGCAGGTAGTGGGGAGTTGGAAATTGATTCTGCTACTCCGGAAAATAAACAGCATATCATCGAGGGATTTATGCAGGTGTTTGGTGTTAAGCCGAACACTTCCAAGCCGCCCATTCCACAGAGTACTGAGTCACCGCCCGTTAAAAAGGCACCTGCCTCCAAGGCTCCGGAGTTGCCGCTTGCTGAGAAGAAGAAAATCGACGTTCCGGTGGCTGAAAATCCAGAGCCGAAAGCCAATCTTCAAATAGTTAAGCCGCCGTTGATTGGCTCGAGCAGGACGTTAGAAACGCCTATTGGTGAATTGGTTAGCAAGTCATTAAAGGCGGAACATCAGCCCACTGATTCGGTGCCAGACCACTACAAGACGGGGATTAAGTACAAGGAAGGTGTCCCCCATTACCGCTGCCGGTACTGGTGTAAGAATCCAGACTGCAAACACAAAGGAAACCATTACATTACCGAGGATGAAACGAAAGTTTCTTGTCACGAATGCGGTGAGGAGCTAAAGGTCCGTCCTGCAGCCGAAGGTAAATTGCAAAGAGATGACTGGGGAAACTTCTTCATTGCTGACGAGCCGGTCCAATCCAACTGAAATTATTCAATAAACCATTTCCGAGAGGTGAAATTAAAATGTCTATCACAATCAAAGCATGCTTTAACAAACAAACGAAGGATTCAAAAAAGGAGCAAGTGCAATTTTACGTTAAGGGTGACGATGAACATAAGCCAGAGCTTACCGAGATGACACGATCTGTGGTCATTCTGAGCATCGAGGGGGTTGAGCAGCAGCTTACTGCTGAGTTCAAGAAATCCTCAAAAGATGCCAAAAAGACAGTTCTCGACTTCGAGGTAAAGGGAGATTCGTCTGCTGAGAAATCATTCGAATTTTACAAAAAGGCTGGTCATGATGTCGTGCTGACGATCACCGAATCGGATGAAACGCTGGAAGAGTTTGAAGAACATCAGAAGAAGTATCGCGAGGGTTTGAGAGGGAAAATCAACCCGGACGGAACGGTTGAGGTGGATGATCCTAACCAGGCAAAACTTGATTTCGGCGAAGAAGATGACCCTATGGCTGGAGTTGATTCCGAATCGGATGTTTTGCCGTATTGATTGCCCGCCCCGGCTTCGGCCGGGGTATCCCCTACGATGGAGGTGAGCGCGTTTGGAGCAATTAAGCTTTCTCCCGGAAATCGATCGAAGCAAGACGCAGGAGGCCGTGGAGCGCGCGCTGGAACAATACAGATATTATAAATTTCTCACGGAAGATGAGGAGGAGCGGGAGGCGAGCACGACGGCAAGCTACAGCTTATCTCCCCGGGGTTACACAGGTACTACCAGCGACCAGACAGGGGATATCGCTGTCCACAACGTAGATAAGCAGATTCAACGGAGAAAGTATTGCGAGCGGATAGAGAGGGTCGTCCGCCGGATGCCCCGGATGGAACGGTTTCTGATCGAGGAACGATATTTGACCAAGGAACACGACTACATCACCGATCAGCACGTGTACAATTTTGTGTTCCAGCCGCCGATCAGCTCCGGAAAGTATGACAAGATTCGCTGGAAAGCCTTCTTCAAGTTAGCCTCCAATCTGGATTTGATAGTGGAGAAAACGGGGAACGAGAAATGAGAAGGGGCAAGTTAACCAAGCCCCTTCTCATACCCTAATAGTGGGTGATGCAAACATGGGGAAAAGCAAAAAATCCTTCACGATTAGGTATCACAAGGTGTGTGATCAGGAAAAATCAGATGAAATCATTCGAGCCTTTGCCAAAAGAGCGATCATGAAAGCACTAGAAAATAACGGGGCTGTAGCGTACAATGTGGATGATGTTTTGCATAAATACATTTCGGGGGAAATGCGTAATGGTCATGAAAGATGATAGAGCATATGTCCGTGTATCCACGTTAAAAGATTCGCAGAAGGATAGCCCAGAGCACCAAGAAGCTTTCATTCGTGAGCGTGCAAGCCGGGAGAATATAACAATTTCAAAAGTGTACGAAGATCGAGACACAGCGACAAGCATTGTGGCTCGGGAAGATGTACAGAAAATGATAGCTGATGCGAAAAGAGGCGAAATCAGATCAATCTGGTTCGCCTCTCTCTCGCGTTTTAGCCGGGATGCTCTGGATGCCATCTCGCTTAAACGGATTCTTGTCAATGCTTTGAAAATCAGAGTTGTGTCCATTGAGGACGGCTACGATTCGGCCGTGAAGGACGACGAGCTGCTGTTTGGGATCAAGTCAGTTGTCAACCAAAATACAAGTGGCGATATTAGCCAATCGTCGCGAAGAGGAATCCGGCAATCAGCGGCCAAGGGGAATTACATAGGATCTATTCCTCCTTACGGGTATCGAAAAGTGGTTGTGGATGGGAGGAAGACGCTGGAGGTCATTCCGGAGCAGGCTGAGATCGTAAAGAAGATATTTGAGCTTTATCTCAATGGGAATGGCGAGAAGAACATCGTAAATTACCTAAACGGAGACAACGAGAAGAACACTCCAATCCCGTCATATCGTGGCGGTGTCTGGGGATTAACTTCAGTACAACGTATTCTCCAAAACGAGAATTACACCGGATACACTGTCTATGGTCGTCATACAACGGAGGTTTCATACAATGACTTGTCGGACCTTATGGACAGAGGTAAAAAACTCGTGATGAAACCAAAATCCGAATGGCAAAAGACCCCTTTCCAAACTCACGAGGCAATCATCTCAAAAGAGGTATTTGATCGCGCCCAGGAGATTCGCCTGCTTAGAGGAGGAGGGACGCGCGGTGGGAGAAGATCCTTTGTTAATGTTTTTTCAAAATTCATCTTCTGCGCAGAGTGCGGTACGGCCATGGTTTCGATGGGATCCAAAACCAAAAATAAGAACGGTAAAGACTACCGGTACCTAATGTGCTCGCGGAGACGTAGAACAGGCGAGATTGGATGCTCCAACGGTAAGTGGCTCCCGTATTACGAATTTCGGGACGAGCTGATTAAGGACATTTTGGAAAGGGTCCGGGAATCAATCCGAATGTTGGAGGAAGAGGGGGCCTCTGAAATCAATTCGCAGTTGCCTGAAAGCAACACGGAGAAGGACAAGCGAAAACTCGAAAAACGGATTGAGGAAAACCGGAAGCTCTTGTTTGAGGTACGGCGCCAACATATGTTGGGCGAAATTGACGATGCTCAATATGAGTTCGAAAAGAGCCAATATGAAAAAGATATCTCGGATTCGGAGCATCGTTTGGCTATCATTGAGGCGAACGAACGCAGGAGCCTCGATCGTGAGAAAGTCATTCGAGAAGCAAAGCAGAATCTTAAAGAGCTGACTGAAATGAAAACATACGATGACGTTGAGAAAACACGCATGTTGCTTATGCAAATGGTCAAGAGAATCGAAGTTAATAAGGATGGAGAGGTAGACGTCCAGACATACGTTTAATTATGTGTGCTTGAAAACACATCACGAACGTCATGCAAAAGTTGAATGTCAAAGGTCGCGCGCAGGCGGTTGTCGAGCTGATCAAGCTTGGGGAGCTGAAAATCTGACGGTGAACTACGTGTTCGTAGAAAGCCGCAAGCCTTCTTTTTCACC